ATGTGTGGACGTTTTGCACAAGCCCAAAACCGTGAAGAATATCTGGCCTACCTGGCCGATGAAGGCGATCGTGACATTGCCTATGACCCGGAACCTATCGGCCGTTACAACGTTGCGCCCGGCACAAAAGTTCTGTTGCTTAGCGAACGCGATGAGCAGTTACATCTCGATCCGGTGTTCTGGGGCTACGCGCCCGGGTGGTGGGATAAAGCGCCTTTGATTAACGCGCGTGTAGAAACTGCGGCCACCAGCAGAATGTTTAAACCTCTGTGGCAGCATGGCCGGGCGATCTGCTTTGCCGATGGATGGTTCGAATGGAAAAAGGAAGGCGACAAGAAACAGCCGTATTTCATTCATCGGGCCGACGGGCAGCCGATATTCATGGCGGCGATAGGCACTACGCCGTTTGAGCGCGGCGATGAAGCAGAGGGCTTCCTGATCGTGACATCTGCTGCTGACAAAGGACTGGTCGATATTCATGACCGCCGGCCACTGGTTCTGTCTCCGGAAGCTGCAAGGGAATGGATGCGTCAGGACGTAGGCGGGAAAGAAGCTGAGGAGATAATTGCCGACGGGACAGTGCCCGCCGACAAGTTTATCTGGCATGCCGTTACGCGCGCTGTGGGCAATGTGAAGAACCAGGGGCCAGAACTTATAGAGCCCGTCACTTGACCACTGGAAGATCTGAATACCGGGTGGTGTAGCGTGGAGAAAGCATTTCACGCTTCATCTGCCATTGCTGCTGTATACCCTGCCCGGCAAAATAGAGCGTGCCCTTTCCGTCCTTTGCATTCAGGTGATCCAGCACCTCCATTAACTTCTCGCTACCAGCTCGAGGTGCACTGTCATCGAAAAGGTTGAGCTGGGCCACGCCCTGGCTGAAGAAGTCACCCAGCATGACGCCCGCTTTCTGGTACCGGTGACCGTCCTTCCATATTTTATCCAGACACTTTACCGCGGCGTTGATGATGTCTCTGCTGTCCTGAGTTGGCGTGAGCAGCCTTACCGATGCGCTGTTTCCGTAATACGGCTCATTAAGGGCAAATGGAGAGGTCTTGACGAAAGCGGATATAAAACGGCAATACTGGTGCTCGCCGCGAAGCTTTTCAGCACCACGGGCCGCGTAGCTGCAAATAGCCTGCCGCATTTGCTCATAGTCAGTAATGCGTTCGCCAAAAGATCGGCTGCATACAATTTCCTGCTTCACCGGCGCGAACTCTTCCAGATCCAGGCATGGCTCGCCGCGCAGCTCACGGACGGTTCGCTCCAGCACCACATTAAAGTGTTTTCGGATAATCCACGTACTCTGCTCTGAAAGGTCCAGTGCGGTTTTGATGCCCATGGCGTTCAGCTTCTTGCTGATGCGCCGGCCAACGCCCCAGACATCCTCCACAGGAACAAGCGCCAGTAGCCTTCGCTGCCGGTCGACGTTTGAGAGGTCAACCACCCCGCCCGTCTGCCGTTGCCATTTTTTCGCAGCATGGTTAGCCAACTTCGCCAGCGTCTTGGTCTGGGCTATGCCGACGCCGACTGTAAGATGCGTCCGCTGTAATATCGTCGCGCGGATCTCTTTCCCAAATTCAGTAAGGTCCCGGCAGTTTCTTACGCCGGTCAGGTCGCAAAAGGCTTCGTCTATGCTGTAAATTTCCACTCGCGGGCTCATTTCTTCCAGCGTGGTCATTACCCGGCTGGACATGTCTGCATACAGCTCGTAGTTGCTGCTGAAGCAAACAACACCAGCGCGCCGGAACAATTCCTTCTGCTTGAAGAACGGCTCACCCATCGCTATCCCGGCAGCCTTTGCCTCGGCGCTGCGTGCTATTACGCAACCGTCGTTATTCGACAGAACGACAACAGGTCTTCCGCGCAGATCGGGCCTGAATATTGTCTCACAGCTCGCATAAAATGAGTTCACATCGACAAGGGCAAACATCACATCACCGGATTGTCGTCTGTGAACGCCGCAGCGCCATTGATAAAAAAGGTCACAACTCCCATGACATCGACTTCATCTAAAGCATCACCTTCTATGCATTCACCGTCTTCGGTGATGAGCGAACCGCCCATAACGACCGCGAATTGTAGTTGGCCGAACGCATGCACCAGCACGCGCGTTCCGTTGGTGGGCACAAGTTCAGGCTGAAAAAGCGCGTAACCACCTGAAGTTTCAACCAGGCACGAATAGCGGTTTACACCGCACAGCTGTTCAAGCCTGTATCGCTGAGTGTTTGCCTCCATGGCCACCTCCCAAAACAACTGTATTTATATACAGTATCGTCAAATATGAGAGTCGATCAAGTTGGACAGTGATGCTAAACTTCAGACCTTTCCGAATTCACTGATTTCTATAATGTTAAAGTTATTCGCCAAGTACACATCAATAGGTGTTATCTACACGCTCATTCACTGGGTTGTGTTCGCTGTTTGCATCTACGCATTTCATACAGGCCAGGCACTTGGCAACTTTGCCGGATTCGTCGTGGCGGTGTCATTCAGCTTCTTTGCAAACGCCAGGTTCACTTTTAAGTCCTCCACAACCACGATGCGCTACATGCTGTATGTCGGGTTTATGGGATCCTTGAGCGCAGCTGTTGGTTGGGCGAAAGATAGAAGTGGCTTGGATCAAGTAAATAATAATTGCAGGCATAATATGCCATTTAAAAAGGATCAGGTTATATAATGAAAGATAAGATTGAATCTGTTGATGGCGTAAGAGGATTGGCATGTTTAATGGTAATCCTATCGCATCTTTCATTAATATTCTTTCCATATGTATTTAGTGGTAGGGTTTCAGAAATGCGCTCTGATATAGAGTATTACATATACCACTCACCAATCACGTTTTTCTACTCAGGAACTTCTGCTGTATTTATATTTTTCTCCCTTAGTGGATTCATACTTACATATGCATGTTGTAAAAACAACAATATATTATTTGATAGCCTTAAGATGACTCTATCTAGATACCCAAGACTAATGCTGCCAACATTCGGGTCTATTATGCTATGTTATATTGTTATGGTAATTACACCATCTGGATTTAACCAGCTAAACTGGATCGGCGGTATGCTTGAGCTCAAGCAACACAGTTTTTTAGGAGCCTTATATAATGGGTTTGTATCTGCTGTTCTGTTCTGTGACAGATCTTACAATATCATAATCTGGACTATGCAAGTAGAATTCTTTGGGTCACTCATTATATTCGGATTAACACCATTGATATCCCAAATAAAATACAAAGTACTGTTATTGACAATTGGGGCATTGGTATTTGTTTGTTTATCACCAAGCAAAATAGGATGTAGCTATGCGTCATTTTTAATTGGCTCAGCGATCTACCACGCAAATATAAAGCCCAATAAATTGCTTGGTTACTTTACGCTGCTAACTGGTATTTATTTTGCTGGATTCCATAACAAAAGCAATTCTTACACACTCATTAATGATTTGCTAACCTTTAATGCGCCGGGTGGAAGGTCTAACTCTTACTATATTTCTAATATGATATCTGGTTTCTTGATAGTTTTCTCAATTATCAAAGCAGGAGTAATTCAATCTATAGTAACCAGTCGTATTTCTCTTTACTTGGGAAAAGTATCTTACTCCGCATATCTTATTCAGATACCAGTGTTTTATGTGCTAACTCAATTAGCATTTAATTTTTTAAGTAAAAATGGTCTTGATTACATTTCTTCTGCATTAATTACATGCGTTATTAGTATAGTGTCTATATATGCTATATCAAATCTTTTTTATGAGTTTGTAGATAAAAGAAGCATTAAAGTTTCTAAGCTATCTCATAAGTTGATAGAATAAGTTAATGCGCCCATATGGGCGCACTTCTATCGGTTTAGGTACTTGTTATTCTGAAGATCCTGGATGAGGGTAGCTAAGATATTTGCTACCTGAGAAGTAGTTAGTGTATTAACATCCCCCCCCCTTAGGTTGGCAGCATTTGTAAATGGATACGTTTGAGGAGTTAAGCTTGCAGGGAACTGATTACCGGATTGATACCGCTGCGTTGGTACAGGGTTAGAATAACCAATATCTGAAGTAGTCGATGATGCGACAACGCAGCCACTTACATGTGAAATCGACAATGCGCCTGAAATCTCAAAAGGTCTCCCAACTGATGGGCCAAAATGCGATATTCCTGCCACATCCTTTATTATTGAACTGCCTGAAGCATTTACTTTTATATAAGAGCTTGGCGCTCCTTGGGTTGCGACAAATCTAACATTACTAATGTAGACGTGTCTGCATTCTGTAACCCTCATAAGTGCGTCTGTATATGTAGTTCCAAATGGATATGCTCCGGATATTGATACATCATTTATGAATACATCGCATGCGCCAGACCCTATTCCACCGCTTAAGTCTATAGATTGAGAGTTGACTGCACTGCAAGCAATGTTTACATTGCTAATCCTAACCCTCCCCATCATTTTAGTTGTATTATTCGTTGCTCTAGAAATGTAAATGCCAGCGCTAGTCGGGTTTATGATATTGATAGAGTCGAATGAGATATCACCATTATCAACAGGATAATATCTTGACAGTATTGGAGTTGAACAGTCCTTAATGGTTATATCACTAACAATAATATTACTTGCGGTTTCTATAGCAACTCCAGCATTACAAGACTCTATGTATCCACCTGAAATTGTACCATGCCTAAAGTTAGCCCTAATCCCATGTGATGAGCAATTCTTAATATTAAATGAAGTAACAGTTACCCTGGTAACAGCGGTTCCTTCTCCTCCATCATTGCCATTTACTGCATCATCTGATTGCAATCTCAATCCATTTCCAGATGATGTGTTGATATATAAATCAGAAACTATAACATTTGTTGTCCTACCGGCATGTGTTGCACCTATAAAGAAAGAACTTGCAAAGGTGCTTTTAATAGTTACTTTTTCTGCCCTAACCTCTCTACAGTTACCACAGTTAATCCCGTGACCTTGCTTATTTGTACCATCTGGCAACTGAATTTGACCTAATCCACTATGGTGAGAAAAAATATCACTTATCCATATTGTGTCATTGTAATCAAATGAGCAGTTGTCAACCCATCCATTTGCTAGTTCTATTCCTTTAACCACAACTTTCCCGCTGGTCTGTATGGCTAAACCAACGCCTGGATTGTCTGATGTATTTTGCTTAGAAAAGTCAAACTTTATATTACCATTTATCGAAACGTCAACTGGGTCATAATCATATTCTGAGGTGGTATCGTTCCATACCCTGTTAGACCTAAGCCAGAACTGCGCACTATCAATTAGAACCTCGCTTAGCGCATTGGCAATTTCAACCCTGTTAGTTATTTTGAATATTCCGCGCAGTGTAACAGGAGAGTAAGCAATCTTAATGCTGCCGCCTGATATAATAAGCCTCTGTAACTGAGCGTCATTCTGTGCGATCTTCCAGCCTGAATTCACTTCGTTAAAGAAAGAGACTGGGTACAGCTCAACTGTTCCGTTTATAGCAGTTGAGTCATAGTTAGTTACAGTCAATGGAGATGATAGTGGAATGCTCATCATCATGAGATTCCCATCAACTCTAACAAATCTAACTCCTGAAGGGATCACCTGACCTGAGCTTAAAGATGCGCTTCTTATCGGGGGGTAAATATCCCCGCCTGTATAGCCAACCAAAGATGGCAATACATTGAGATACTCATCAATGTAGATCCATGCCCCTGCACCAATCCCACCAGTGTTTTCAGGTGTAGATCCTGGAGCTACAACTTTAGGAAGAGAGCCATCCCATCGGTAATATTGGTCGGTGCTTTCGTCCCTAAGAACCTGATTAGGTAATGTTAGGGTCGCCCCATCCTGAAATGAGTCCACCGTGATGTAACCATAAGCGGCAATGGCCTGCTGCGCAAGCCAGCGAAGGCCCTCAATTGTATAGTGCTTCCCGCCGAATCGGTCTTCATATTGCTGGGCCATTGACGTGACAAACTCATCAATTTTCCCGGCATTAAACTTCAGGTCGCGCGGTGATTCGCTTGGTACAGGCAAATTGGTAGGTTGCGTAGCCATATTGATTCCATAAAAAAACCCGGCGCCTTGGCCGGGTCTGGTTGGTCGGGGGACGGTTCTTATTGGTAGATGGCGTCGCTGTATTCCGCGACGGTCAGAGATACCGTGTTATCTGTGTTCGGTTTGATGCTGTTGACCGTCCATAGCTGACTGTCCAGTTCCTCCACGGTCGCAATGAGGTAGCGCGACGGGAGCTGCACAGTGTCTCCGTTCCAGATATTGAGCTGAATGTTGGGGATAGCCGCGGTGAATCCGTACTTCGTGTCGCCACGCGCCGCCGCTGGATAGCGCAGCGTCGGGTTACCCAGGCTGTCTGTCACCAGCACATACATCGAACCGGTAAACGTGATCGGCTCACTGGTATCAAAGTTATTACCGGCACGCCCGGTGATGTAACCCTGTTGCTGGTTGCTGTCGTAGATGTCTGGCATCTGAATGACGCTACCGACCTGGATAATACCGTCTTCGAACACTTTGGCGTTCATCTTCACGCGCGAGTAGATCAGACGCTTGGTTTCGCGTAATGCGCGCTCCCGGGCCTGATACTCGTTACGGAAGCCGACTATCTCCAGCTTGTTCGGGTTTTCCGCTTCCTGCTCAACGATGGCGCCGTTCAGCACGCGGTAGTTGATGTACGTCTTATTGTTCGTGGTCGGGTGGACGTAGGACACCTGTACGCCGTCGTAGCCGCCAGGAAGTGTGGCCTCGTACGTCATTTTGTAATCGTCCGTCTTCATATTGGCCCGGTTGAATACCGCCGCCGGGTAGTCAACTTTCTGATCGCGGGTAAACGTCAGTACGCCGTCATCCCAGTACGCCACCACCGACGCCGCATTGCAGATCGCCTGCACCCGGTCACCAAGCGAGTCGTTCTCGTCGTCAAACGTGTAGTCGAAGTAGCCCAGTCGCTCATCAGGCAGGCTTTCAGCAATAGAGTACAGACCGTACAGGTCGATGCTGCTTACCGGTTGCTCACCCATAATCAGCCAGGTGTGCGCGACCGCATCAGCGAACGAGCGCGACGGTCTCAGCGTGTAATCCACCGTCTGCGTGTCCAGGTCGTACGTAATGGTCTGGCGCGTCACCAGTGCGTTATATTTGCGCTCGCGGCTGCCAAGAGCGTTCTCTGTCGCGCGGACTTTTACTCGCACAAGCGTGTCGGTCGGGTGAACGACGTTTGTCCGGATGTTGATGCTGTGGATCTCTTCGACCTTGAGCAGTGACGCATCACCGGAGTTATCCGTGCGCTGGAAACTGACCGCATACTTTCCAAATCCGCCGCTCGGAGTGATTTTGTCGGTTCGGTAGAAGACTTCGCTGGTCGACTGGTGCGGCGTCGTCTGCCGGTACGTAAACGTCTGCTGCGTACCCGGGACCTGGTTGTAGTCGTCGTCGATTTTCCAGATGACAACTTTCCAGTTGGTCTCCTTCTTCCCGCCGAGGCTGGACTGGGTATGCAGCCACAGCTGCGTTGACTCGACCGGGGAAAAGAACGGGCCAACCACCAGCGCCTCGTTATCGTTGAGGATGAATTTCGTTGTGTTGATCGTGGCATTCGCCGGGATGTCCTGCGGACCCTCCAACTGGTTCATCGTGAACGTGTACCAGCGCACGGGATTCACCACCGCGCCATCGTTTGTTTCAACGGCGGATATCAGCGTGCCGGAGAATGTAGCATCGGTAGTCACGGTGCCGGAGGCCGTGCTATACGTCACGTTGATGGTGAAGGTTACAGCGTGCGGCAGCACCAGCCCCATGAAATAGTCGAACTCAGCCTGCTTAACGATTTTCATCGCTATCTGGCCGCCGGAATACGTTCCGCTGACCACCGTGTTTGCCGTTGCTGTTTCGATAGGGAAGTCGCTGGCTTCGTTCTGACCGGGAACTTCCTGACCGTCAACGTCATCGAATCCGTACCCCTCAACGATCTGCGGGATAACTTCGCCAGGCTGGAAGAACTGGAATTCGGCACCGGCCAGTGAACCGAGGCTTGATTCTGAGTAGCGCACGGACTCGTAATCGTATTTGCCGATCCCGATGCACATCCACTCTGTAACGTACTTCAGGCCGCCGTCTGTGGAAGTCTGGTGTACGTATTCGAATACCGACTCCTGAATCAGATCCGGGAACGAACGAATCTGGCCATAGATATCCGGCTTGGCCTTGTAAACGCGAGCGGTATTTGTCTGACCGGTCAGGCTATTGTTGGGCGAGTCGACGGTATTACCGCCGTTGTTCGCTATAGCTGGCTTCGGCGCCAGGAATGAAAATACCTGGCCCACCACTTTAAAGATCGGGCTCAGGATGTCATCGACAATACCCTTTGGCTGGTCGAATATCTGGATGTGGTCCAGCTCGCTCAGCTCAAACGCCAGCTCATCATCGTCACCCAGCTTTACGCCATTGCGGACAATCAGCAGGTCACGGTGGAAAGTAGCGTCATTGGCCGCCAGCCAATCATAAAAAAGGGTGCCGTTTGGCACCCTACAACGCAGCTTAGGCGTTCCTGGAAAATTCGATATCTCAACCAGCGCCATATTCAAAAAACTCCACTTTGGTGAATGCCCGCTGAATGACCAGCAACGAGTCCATGCGCACGCTTCCGTTCTCTCCACGCGAGTGTAGCACCTGCCGGTTCAGTACCAGGCCAACGTGCGCCGGTTGCGTGCCGCGGTACCCGACGAATATCCCGCCTTCGATCGGTTTATCGACCTTGCGCCAGAAAACGACGTCTCCCTGATAGCAGGTGAAGAAGTCCGCCCCGGCTTCGTAGTCCGGCGTCTGGTGCAGCTCAATACCGAGGACGTGACGGTAATACAGGACCACCAAAGCCCAGCAATCCATCGCACCGAATGTGCAACTCCTGTTGGCCCATGGCTTTCCAATAACAGCTTTGATGAAGTCGGATTTATCCATGTCACTCACCGTGGCGGGATGTAAAACCTTCATGACTGCGGAGAGCTTCAGCGCGCGCGGTACATGCATCTTCAAATTTTACGAACTTCCCAAGATGCTTCTTACAAAGCCTCGCAACCCATTTCCCGGTGTTCTTGTCAAAACAAACACCTGTAACGCCGGAGGTATTTTTCGAGCTTTTCCGCTTATTTCGCTGATTAATGCTGTTGGTTGCCAGTCTTAGGTTTTCAATATTATTGTTCAGTATCTCGCCATCAATATGGTCAACTTGATAGCCGGCAGGAATAGCTCCATGGTGCATCTCAAAAATAATCCGATGCGCTAGATAGAATTTTTGGTGAAGAACAACCCTTACATAACCCTTACCATCGCGATTTTTAACTTCATCGCCAGCTTTTACAGGCCCTCTATGGCTATGCTTCCAAAAGAGTTTTCCATCCCGATATTCGAAATAATCACTCCAATTCATATCTACCTCACAGATACTGAAGGCCAGTGTATTCCGTTGGGTCATAGAGCCTTCCGATGTTGTTGTTCAGCGGGTTGGTGACAGACAGAGTGACCGAGGCGGAGTCTGCGTCGATGTCCACCGTCTTGACGTATAACTGCCAGGACTTAATCGGCACAGACACATCGCCGCTGTCGAATATCTGCCGCGTGGCCGTGATGGCTGTCAGCCTGGCCGCCCCCTTCCACTCCTTCATCAGCGCTTTGATGTCCGACGAAAGCCGCCCTAGCTTCACCGTCGCGTCGATCACCGGCGTGCCGCTCTGCTGGCTCTCTTCGATTTCAAAACGGGCGGGTGTGTACGTCTGGCCGCCAAGCGTCTTCGGGAAGAACTGCTTATCGACAAGGCGGACGTAGCCAAATGATGGGTGATAGAACGTGATGGTGTCGTACAGTCCGCGCGTCGGACGCTTCTGCTTATACTCCCTGAAGCTCGGCATTACGGCACCCTCGGCAGTGATTCCGGATCGCGTCCGTCCGGATAGCCAGTCACCACGATATCAAGCACTGAAGGCCACGGCGGCGGCAGCTCAACAATTACGTCGTCAAACTCGTCATCGGCGTTGTACAGGTGGTTGGCAATAACGGTTCCCGTCCAGGTCACCACTCCGCCGTCGATACTGGTTTGCACCGGCATCTGCGTGAAGTGAAGCTCCTGCAACTGGAGGCCACTGCCACCTAGGTTGATATTCATCCGGAACCAGTTCAGTCCCCGGTTGAGATAGTTCGGGCTGCGTAGCCACTGCTGGAATGCTCGTTCCTCAGCCAGAGTGAAGATCCACGTCAGTGACCAGGTCACTTTCAGATCGTCGGTAAGGTTCTGGAAGATAGCCGGGCCTACCGCTGGCTGATCGGACTGGAACCCGGTATCGAGCGTCATGTTTTTGCTGGCCTTCTGCGCCAGCGGCAGCCAGTCGGGATAGTCGATAATTGGCATCTAAACTCCAGGCATTAAAAAACCCGCCGAAGCGGGTTTGATTAATCAACAAGCCGGGGCCCGGATGGTGCCTCGTAAATATTGATTTTTATGTCAACGATATCGCCATTATTGGTAAATTCCAGCTCTTCCCCAGCAGGCGTTATGCCCTTGATAGTTGATCCATCACTTAGAGTAAACACAAACTCTACCGCCCTGTTCGGGCGTATCCTGTGTGGTTTACCTATCTCAGTTGGTATTGACTGCACTTCGCCCGGCTCAATTACCACGTAAGTCTCCTTATCCCTGACCGTTCGGGGTTCTTTTCACGTTGAAATTACTGGTTATACCCTGACTTATCGGGCCACCATTATTCAAATCCGCGATAATCGTAGTGAGGGTAATGCTACCATCTGAGTTCACAGTTCCCTGAGAATCAACAGTAGCAGAGGTGTAATTCTGCACGATATTGTTGATTATTACACCACTCCCGCCTTGCATATCCTTATTGCTGATCACCTTGCCGTTGTCGCCCGGTATCATGTACTGCTTACCGGTACTGGCCTGGTAAATCTCCGGCTTCCCTCGCTCACCGACCTGATACATGCTTCCCGCTGACACAGGTCCGCCATTGTATCTGGCCCCAGCCAAAGCCAGCCCTTGAGCAAGCCCAACGGTAGATGCAATACCAGCCATCGCAGGCGCTGAGTTTGCGCCAAAGGATGCCAGGCTGGCCAGCGCTGCGGCTGGAGCCCATGCGGCCGCCGTCGTGGTCGCCATACCGACAGAGGCAGCGGTAGAAGCTGCGCCCAATGTCTGCCCGATAATAAAGTTTTTGAGAGCCTCAACCCCAACCTGGACTAGCGCATTTACCACGCTATTCAGCATCGTATTCCCGAGTGAACGCATAGCATCCTGCGCTGACATCGTTCCGGTGATCAGCCCGGTTAACGCATTGGATGCATTACCTGAAAACGCATCCACCGCGCTTGTCAGCATGCTGTACCCCAGGCTCTGCTGGCTAAGAAGCTCCCATTGTGCAGCGGTTCTTTGCTGCTCATACTGCGTATCGGCAGCATTTTTAAGGGCTAATGCATTCTGGTGAGCTAATAACCCCTGCTGCTCGAACTGTTGGATAAGGGCCAGTTGCTGAGCGTGCTGATTAGCTAATTGCTGCACTGGATCAACCTGTGCAACTGCCTCTTGTTGAGGCGTCACGGCCTGCTGCGCGCGGATTTTTGCGAGGTTTGCCTGGTGAGTTGCCTCCAGTCGCTCGGATGTCTTATTGAACTGTTCCTGACTGATTTTCTTCGCAGCCAGAGCGGTATTCAGATCCTCAACATCCTGTTTATAGTTGGCGTTTTCGCGCGCTTCTGGCAGGAGCTTCTCGGCTGCGGACTGCGCCTTAATGGCGTTGGCAGTGTCCCATTTTGTTGCGGCGTACTGCCCAGCCAGCGCGATCTGTTCCTTCGTTGCGCCTTTACCAAGTGACTGCTGAGCATTCAGGATCGCTTGTTCGCGGCTCAGCTTGTTTGTTGAGTCGGCAGCTAGCTCTGACTGCTGCTTCAGGTTCGCCAGTTTCTGAGCAATAGAATCAGCCTGGGAGGCTCCTTTCTTTTGCTCTGACTGAAGTGTTTTCTGCGCCTGCGTATTTTTGTACGTAGCGGCGGCGTCATCCTGCATCTGCTTAGCGTGCGGATCATCCTTCGCAAACCCGGCATCTTCGGCAGCGTATTGCGCCTGCAACCTCGCGCGGGCCTCTCCCTGTAGCTTAGACAGTGCCAGATTGCGCTCTGACTGCTTTATAAGGTTCTTCTGCCCTGAGGTAAGATTGTCGACCTCTTTTTTCATTCCGGAGAGATTGATCTGGGCCTCGCCAGCTACTCGAACGAGTTCCGTCAGAGGGCCAAGGAACGTCCTTATTGCATCAGCACCTGACTTTGTCGAACTCTCTGTGCTCTGAAGTTCAAGAACGAGCCTTTGTAGTGCTTCAGGCGTTGGATTGTTCGCCACATCAGAGAGTTGCTTGCTTAGCTCGAATGCGCGCTGCTCAGACACGCCAAATTTATCCGCAAGCGTGGTTACTGTGTTCTGGATCGCGTTGGCGTTAACGGTGAACCTTGCCCCGGCGTCCCTTGCTTGCTCCATGGCTGCCGAGTAGTTATCAGCTGTTGCACCGACTGTAGAAAGGTTTTTGTTGAATTCATCGATGGAGGCAATACCACCAACGAAAGAAGTCTTCAACTTGTCGGTGAATCCAACGATAGAACTGGAAGCATCATTGATGGATTTAGGGATCTTCGCTATGGCAGCGTTGTACTCAATCATTGCCTGATTTCTCAGGATGGTTGCTGCTTCGGCGTTTGTTCTTGCCAGGTTCGCGTACTTATCAGACAGAGCGGCCACGCCATTTTGGGAAATGGTGATCACCTTATCCATCGCTTCGGCTGCATCTTTCAGCGCGTCCATGGCGTTCTTTCCGCCATTAAGCGATGTGATCAGCACGCCAGCGATGACAGAGCTCAGCGCGATCACTGCGCCAACTACCGCGCCGCCTGGACCAAACGCGCCAGCGAGCTGCGAGCCCTGCTGGGCGAATGCTACCAATGCTGACTGACCGCCCTGGACTTGTACGATAAAGTCCTGCACCTGGTAACCGGCCTGCTGCATGCTGGACTTCCAGCCTTTATTGCTGCCCATCGAAGTATCAGCAGCACCTTTCATGTCGAAGAGCCGCCCGGTCAACTCGCCGATCTTCTGCTTCTCTTCGTCTGTCGCTTTCGACCCGGCGCGGAGCTGTGCAGCAAGAACAGCCGCACTGCGCGCGCCGTTCTCCTGCGCTTCATCCAGCACAGCCAGCTGGTTACCCAGCGCCTCGATGATTGATTCCGCACGGCTGAATTCACTGCTCGCACCACCGGTGCCGCTACGGGCCTCTTCCATTGCACGGGCAATGCCGCTCACGTTGGTGTTCAGCTTGCGCAGCTGGTTGTCCATGGAGTTGGCGTATCCAGCTAGTTCTGTAAACGCGGAGCCGGTTTGTGATGTGCTCTGGTCAAGGTTATCCATCCCCTTTCCGGACTGCTGGGCCGCAGCATCCAGTTTATCCAGGGCATCAATGGCCTGTTTGCCGCCTTGCAGCAGCGGCTCAACGTCGGCACTGATTTCATAAACGATGCTACCGGCGTTCTTCTCACCTGCCATGTCATTCTCCGGTTATTGCTTTGCTTTTGCCCTGCGCGCGGCCTGTTTAGCCAGATATTCGTCAGCGATGCTGTCGTATTCATCGCGAGTGAATCCTTTCTGGTCCGGGTATTTCGCCGCCAGAAGCATCTGAAATTCGGTCATCGTTAACTGAGAGGCTTCAGTGCGGTTCATGCCGAAGTGGCTGCGAGCTGCGCTGATGTAGTCGAATGCTTTAAACTCTGTAGTGCGCTCGCCTGTTTCATGGCGCTGCAACTGGCGAACCTTGGCTTTTCCGACGATTCCGTGCTGCATGAGGTGCTGCGCCAGCACGATAATGTCGTTCTTTGGCAATCTGCCCGGCCGGTATACGACGCAGTGCCGCCACCCCTTCCACTCTCCTGTCATTGGCGTCAGGTCGTCATCGCAGCACGATTGCAGCACCAGCATGCACGTTGATAAAAGTTTCTCAGCGGCGCGGTTGAAAGAAGGAGACAGCCATTCAGGAAAGCGCCCCAGCGTGCCAGCGCAAACCTCAATGAGCTGAGCGACATCATTCCCGTGGATGGTGGCGTACGCCTGCACAATCTCTTCGGGAGTGCCGATCCTGGTCATGGCCTCAAATGAAGGTCGCAACAGGTAATCTTTCCCGCCTTCGCGGCTGTCGCTGATAGAAAGTTCGCCAATATCGGTTAAAGCGGTCATAGGCCTTCCAGTAAACGGTCATTATCAAGGGCAGCACGCCGCCCTTTGGAATGTCCGTTAGGTAACGGTAACCGTATGCACGGCCACAAAGTTTCCGTCTTCGGTGTTGATGATGATCTGCGCGCTACCGGTGGCGACGCGCGTCACGGTAACGGTATTGCCGGAGGCGGTGGCCGTTGCTTTAGTCGCATCGGTAGTCGCTACAGTGAAATCTTTGTTGGTTGCCCCGGTTGGAGCGATATTCACCGTGAAGGTGCTGGTACCGCCCGCGGCGCCAGTGCTGGTTGCCGGAGATACCGTCACGCCAGTCACCGCTACAGCAGTCAGCTCGTTCACTTCGATGGTGGTTGCATCACCGACTTTGAACTCGGTAGAAAACGTGACGATGTCGTTGGTACCGCCGTCAGAGCTCAGCGCCGTGATGTTCATATAGCCGACGAATTCGACCGGGCCGTAATCCATGCGCACCCAGATCCCAGGCTGGCGCTTGGCCTTCAGTTCGTCAGCGAAATACTTGATGAACTTGCCAACGCCGTACTGATCCAGTTTGTCCTTCTTGCGCACTTCGCCTTCAAAGCTCAGGGTGAAATCACTGTTGGTGATGATGGTCTCGACATAGCCGCCGCCGTCATCCGCATCAGAGGTAACCGAGTTCGGGTTGAAGTCGAAGCCTTTCGACGTACCAGCGGCCAGCGCCATCCACTCACCTTCGAGTGGTTTGACGTCCGGGCAGCCATCGGCGACTTCCAGCACGACCGCACCGCCGAACAGGCGCTCGTTCGAGTTCTGGCAATTAGCCATGTGAAACTCCTCTTTGACGTATAAAAAAGAAAACCCGCCGGAGCGGGTTGTTTGGTTGGGATGGCTATTCGCCGTAAGTGCAGGCGAACTGGAGTCGGAAGACTATTCGCCCTTCTTCTGTGAGCACCGGCGCGGGAATTGCGCCCATGTTCTGGATGTAGCCGACGCACTCGTCAGCCATGGGGTTGGCCTGGACGTAATCGACGATGCGCTGCACGGCATTGAGTGCGTCTTTGCGCTTATCTTTTGCGCCGACAACGTCGACCAGGACGTGATACTCAGAACCGAGGTCAGTGCGGATGTTCGACCCGCCGTTTGGCCTGAACACCATGATCGCCTTCGACAGGTCGCCCGGGTCGTCGTACATCAACTGCTGCACCGTGAAACCGGTAGTTAGCCCGGCGTCGCCGAACATGTTGCGCACCCGCTCGTGCATCATGGGTGTCATAGCGAAAGCTCCTTGCGCATCACCGCATCAACGTTATCGCGCTCGTCATTCGCGCCTTTGGTCAGGAATTGCGGCTCACCATGCGGATCCCAGTAGTTGCCCTTTCCTGTCCCGCCACCGAATTCTTTCGGTTTCTGCGGGCCGAACTCATACCGGTTACTGGTCACGCCGAAGTGCGCGCGCGGCTGGCCTTTCAGCTTTCCTGACGCTTCGTGCACGTACGCGGCATAGTTGGCTGAGTAACCGATGCGCCCGGTGATGAGAACCCCGCCAGCGTCGATTTCGCGGAACTGGCTATTAATCAGGGTTGAGGTGTCGATCGGGGTGTAATATGCCGCCCGGGTGCCTATAAGCATCATCGCCGACTGCAACGCGCGAATTACCTTACGGCCCTTAACGTCGTTGATGACATCGTTCAGGTGCTTCTTCGCCTGGCTGATGCCCTTCACTTTTATGCCCATGGCTACACTCCCGTCAGGATGGCGTAATCATCCGACAGGCGCTCAAACGTGTCGGCATAGCGGATAACCTGCCGCACCTCGTCGGCACCGGCGACAACCGGGTCCGCTTCGGTCGATACGCCAATCAGCAGGTAATCACCCGTGGCCGCCAGCGCGAACTCCGTCCAGACAGTGTTCTTAACAACGATTTCAGCGCCCAAGCTGGCTAACTTCTTGCTAAGCCCGCCCTCGTAATCACAGAGGATTTGCTCAGGCTCGGCATAGCCCAGCGGATCGCCGTATTCGTCATTTCCTTCCAGCTTGCGCCAGATGGTCGCCGTGGCGGTGTAAGACCAGTTCGCTGTTGCCGACATCAGCCCTCCTTCCAGCGCAGCACCTTAGCGCCAGTCGCCCGGATGCGCGGGCAGTTGATGAACCACTCGCCGTCCGATTTCACGTAGCCGGTAGTCTCCCGCCCGGTGTCGGTCATCACCCATACGCGGGTAAACGAGCGCGGCAGGCCGTGCTTAACTGATTTGTACGTCATCACTTATCCCCGCACATGCAGCCGCCCTTACCGATCCAGATACCAGCGAATGCCGGGGTGGCGGTAGGGTCGGCAGGAATAAGGGAGGTTGCACAACCGTACTTATCCAGCCCCCGCAACAGGTTCACTGATGCTTTCCAGCGGTCGGTGAACGACTGGTACCGGAAAGAGCGGGACGCCCCGCTTGGAGCCGTCTGGCTGGAGATGTATTTGTCCCCCTGCCCGAGCCCCATAAGCGCCAGCAGATAGAGCTGAATCAACAGCGAGGTCGATGCCGGATAATGCGCATCGAGACACTCCTGAATGCTGTTGGCCTGGTCGACGAGAGCCTGAAGAACAAAATCGGGAATGGTAATTCCCTGGCTCTCCAGATACTCCTTTGCCTGTTCGAGAGTTACCATTATCGACTCCGTGAAATACCCCGCCGGAGCGGGGCATAAAAAAACCGCCTTAGCGGCGGCTGTTATTCAGCAGGGAAAAGCTTTTCGAGTTCGCCATCCGGCAACAGCTCACTGAGCTTTTCAGCGCCCAGGGTGCCTTTAAACTCAATGCCCAGCTCAGTAAGGCGGTCCTGAATAATCTCCTTGCGAGATTTCTCGCCAGTACTGGCACCAGGTGTCGACGGGGTAAGTTCTCCGCCTGCCTCACCATTCATGAGACGGACGTTAGACTTCAGCGCCGGGTGCAGTTCTTTCAACTCCACCACCTGCCCTACCTTCACGCCGAACCACGCGCGCACAACTTCGTATTTAGCCATGCTGTTTCCTTACGCCAGGTTAGCGCCGTAGACAACGCCGGACAGGCCCTGATCGTCTGCGGTAATTTGCAGACCTTCAGCAGACATAATCTGGAAGTTGTAGTTAACGTTAGGCATTGGGCGCGGCAGCGGAACAACACCTACGGCCATACCCACCAGTGGAGAGATCACGTCACGGCGACGAACGTACGCGATAAACTCGTTACCGGTCAGCGCGAAGCTCATGCGGATTTCTTTCACCGGCGCGAACGGCAGAACCGCCTGCAATACAGTGCCGCTTACAACGCCATTCACCACGTACGGCTGAGCCATATTTGCCCAGATCTCAGGGGAAACCCACATCACATCATACTGAGCTACTTTGTTGGTGCGTGCGGTGGTACCGAATGCTCCTTTACCAAAGAACTCAAAATATTGAGTCGTGGTTGCGCTGGTCAGGTCGATGTTCGCACCACCAGCACCGGAACCGAGGTTGATCTTCTTAGTGTTTCGGTGGTTCTTAATGCCCTGCGCCGGGTAGGACTGAACCTGAATTTTTGAATCGCCGTTCAGGTAGTATTTGACGCGCTTCTGGTTGAACTTGCGCATCTTCGCCATCTGCGAGTCCAGCACCAGATCGATGCCCACAGAGTTCAGGCCAGCAGCATGACGCCAGTTAACACCGTAACCAGCAGTGAACACCGGAATCGGGTCGCCGTCGCTCGCGTAGTCAGTGTGGTCGAAGGAGAACGGCGCCTGACCATCGATGCTTACTGACACGTCATCGGCGATGTCGCCAACCACGTTATACAGCTTGGCGGTTTTACCGACCGGCAGCACCGTCTGAACGCCGATCAGGTCGTTCACGATTTCCATGCCGACTTCCTGATCCCGCAGTTGCAGCACCTGGTTGTCAATCTCAGCCCAGAAGTCACGGGAGAAACCGCCAACGGCGTTACAGGCCAGCATGTCAGGCGTCATGATTGCGCGGTTAGCCGCAATGATGGAATCGTTCTGTAGGTTCCACATGTTGCGGTTTGCCCACAGCTCATTCCAGTGCCCGCCAAGGCGGGAGTTAGTCGCCAGCGTCTCTTTTGAGAAGTACATATGTTTTTGTCCTTTTGTTACGCGCCAGCAGCGGCGGCAGTGCCAACGCGCATGCGCACGCGGATGAAGTCGGTGGTGCTGGCCGCGATGGTGTATTCATCCTGGCTGTATCCGATCACTGAATCAGTGTCATCGGTTGCCAGGGTAAACTGACCGGCAGTGCCCAGCTTGATCGGGCTGTCTTTTTTATACGCACCAGGCAGGCAGCGCAGAGCCAGCTCACGACCTTCTTCGACGTAGTTACCTACTGCCGAATCCCCGGCAGGGATTTCTTCGGTGATTGTCAGGCCCTGGTGGTAACCGACATCGATGATGTACAGGCGACCGGTTAGCGCAGTGGCCTGAGCGAATTTATCGGATGAGTTGATGGTTGCGGCGGTACCCGGTAGCAGCGCTGCCGCCGTAGTACGGGTTTCGGTCTTGTACAGAGACTGACCGTCGATATTAACGCGACGATAACGTGGCATTATTCCGGCTCCTTACTTGAAGTGTTCGTCTGCGGCAGGTGCGCCGGTTTCTTTGTGCTGTTGAGCATTGTTGGTGCCCAGCGGAGCAGCTTCGCCCAGCGACTTGAACATTGCGTCCAGTGCATCGCCAGAAAGCGCGTTGGCCACAATGTCGCCATGGACCTTGGCAACCGCATCACGTTTGGCTTTCTCTTCAGCGCGTGAGTTGGCGGTCAGGGTGTCAGCGAGCTGCTTCTGGTTGGCCTGTAGCGCATCAACCTTTTCCGCGAGAGGCTTAATAGCCGCTTCAGTATTGGTCGCAACAGCCTGGCCGATCATGCTGCCGATTTGTTCCAGTTCTTCTTTGTTTAAAGGCATGTCGCCCTCCGTTTTGTGGTTTGGTGCAGGCTGTTCCTGCGGAGTGAATAGAGCTTTGAATTTGTTAGCGACGACTGCGACCCACGACTCCTGGCGCGCTACTGCGGTGCCGGTATCGTCGAAGGTGATTACGCCGCCCTCATACTTGTAGCCAAACACCTCAGCGCTGCCGCCGTTGCGGATGATTACAGCTTGCGAGTCAGTGAAATCAGCAACCCATGCGTATTCATCCGCGCCCGCCGCAAACTTCGCTTTGGCTGCGCGATCGAGACGCTGCTCGCGCTCCCGGTAGGATTCGCCAACCAGCGCGCCTGAGTTCGCCTTAAGCGGCTGCGCCAGATCAGCGTTAACCATCAGGCCAACGCCCTGCTCTGGTGTCGCCGCGCCAACCTCATGCAGCAGTATGGCGTCATGGTCCATGCTGTGAATCTTCGCCACCCACTCGGCGCCCGTAGCTCTCTGTTGTTCGTTAGGCTCAAGCTGGTCGAGGAAAGCGGCGACACTGGTATGAATGGGCGGAACGTCATCGCCACGCTCAATAGCTGCGACGCGCTCAAGTAGTTCTCGACCGCCCTCCGACTCTTCAGCTCGAGCCACATCCACCCATTTTTCTACGTAGATACGATTGCCGGACTTCTTAACGTTACGGTTCCACGCGCCTACGTAGCCGACGTTAAGGCCTTCAGGAGAGAAGGCCGACACGAACTGACCGTTAACCTGTGGATGACCCAGCGGCGCGAGCGTGCCTTCCAGCCCCTGATAGTGGGCGTTGATTTCATCTTCTGTGTACAGCCCACCATTCATGACGACGTTCGCCGGCAGCGTATAGCTCGGCAGCACCAGATGCTCACGACCGTTATGTGTTTCGCGCCGGATAGACTTACTGTTCACCTTCGTGGTGATGTTGACCTGCATAGGCATAGCTATTTCTCCGCCCAGGCGTAACCGCGCGCCTGCATCGATTTATATTCCTGTTTGAGTTTCGTGATGGTCTCCGGGTATTCCGGATTACCGTCCGCATCCACCAGCACCGACTGCTGGCTGCATTTGCAGTTGATGGAGTTGCCATCCTTGCTGTACCAGTCACGGACCTCTTCATTGGTGTAGAGGTGGGCGTGACGCACTGCATGGGTATGTCGGGTGGTCGATGACAGCGCCGAGATGTGAACCAAAAGCGTTTTAAGGCCGTAAAGGTCATTCGCCTCCTGGTCTTCATCCCACTTAGCCCTGCGCAGTGCGGTAGTCACTTCAGTGCGTGCTATACGGTTTGCCCGGCGCTTCTCGATTCCTGTCTGTTCTGTCAGGTTGCGGGCAATGTCCAGCGGATTGAGACCACGGCCCACGCCATCAGTCAGCACGCGCGCCATATCTCGCTTAACGTCAGCAGTCAGCCCCTTCATTTCCTCAAATACACGCGCATGCACCAGCGCCATACGTTGCTGATATGGGTCGCTTGCGAGGATGGACGCTAACGACTCACGACCAGCGGCGTACACCGGCGACTGCTGGCTTAGGTTGTAGAACGACTGCCCGGTCCCTTTCTCCGAAGCCAGATCGATGTATTCGTAAAACCACAGGTCGTAATCGCCACCTTCAAGCAGCACCTGATCAACCAGGTAACTGGCATCGTTCAGGATGATGGAGAGTAGCGTTGGGTTTAGCTGGTATTCGTATCGGGCGTTTACTGCGAGGGAGGAAGGTATTTTGTCGAGTGCTGATTTGTACGCTTTGCCAATTTTATTCATCCGCCTGGCGAAGTCTTTCATTGCCCGGCGTTCCAGCGCATCGGCCCCGGTCGGGTCCTGATAGTTACGCGGCAGAATCGGTGGCTTCGTCTTCTTCGTCGCCATCCTCTTCTCCTAAAGGCTCTTCGTCATCATTGTCATAGCCCGCAGCCGTGCGAATCTCTTCACGGGTGAACGCGGGTTCATCGCCGCTGCCCTGCATGGTCTGGTTAATCTCGCCCATGGTCTTGGCGTTAGTGAGCTTCTCAGTACCGGTCTGTTCGTTAAGGTCATCCCAGATAACGGCCTTCTGGCTGACTGAGTCTACGATTTGCAGATCGATAAGCTTGTCGCAGAAGTCCTCTATTTCGAAAGAGAGGTCTACGCGGCGCGACTGACAACGAGCATTAAAGTATTTCTGGTCTTCGGTGCTGGAGCGCTCGGCCTGCTGATTACCAACCAGAATGCGCGTCGGGATATCAACTCCTGCGGCGGCTGTTTGCAGGTTTACGTTATAGGTTGGAGACGGATCAGAAACCGGAGAAACGAGGGAGGTTACGCTGGCCCCCTGGAGAGAAAGCAGCACATCATTTCCGCGATTCATCTCGCGTGCAGCGTCGTTAAATTTATCCTGCAACTCATCAACTTCAACGCCGTACATAGATGCAATGCTGCCAAAGTCGATTTCCTTGTCGAAACTAAGTGCTAACTGGCGAGCGGCGTTCTTCAGGAATGACTCACCAGACCCGCCCTCTACCTTCTCCAGGCTCACAAAGGCGTTATAAGCTGGTTCAAGGAACCCAATGGCATCGTCTGAGTAATCACCAAGGATGAAAACGCGATCGGGGTGGATATTGACGCGGCGACTTGAACCATTCGGCAAGCGTTCGGCGTACTGCCACATTTTCGGCTGACCGTAAGTCTTCGAGTTCATCCCAGTGTCCCACTCGCTCACCGTTAGCGATCCGGCCCATGCCACGGAAACCTTCTGCAACCCTCGCCCTTTGGTAACCGGAAGGTTCCAGTCTTTTTCATCGCGGACGTGCAGAAGGATGCCTGCATAACGACCGACAAGGCGACGACGATCCGCCTCGGCAAATGAGCGCCAGAACCGGTTGTTGAATACCTGCTTTGACTTGTTTTCCCAGGCGGTTTCGTTTTCGCTCTCGTCGGCATCATCACCCTCGATGATTTCCGGGTTCGTCTGCCAGCACTTGCCCACCAGCTTCTCAACTGCACCGTGAGCGATACCACCGCGCCGGTAAAGAGCATAGAGGTTTTCGTATGTTACCTGCTCAGGGAAGCCATACTCGCACCATGCTGAATGGCGCTTATTGTCCAGCCCCATCGTCGGTGCCATCAGCCCCATACGGGCGCGCGCCATCCGCGCATCGTTCAACGCATGGTTGACGGCGAGAGTTAATTTGTCAGTCATGGTTTGTCCGTTGGTGGATTTCAGGCAATAAAAAAGGCCGCCGGAGCGACCTGTACATTTAAAGATGTTTCACTGTGTGTTCAATACGTAATCTGAAATATCTTCAGCTAGTTTTCCATATTTTTTGGCTGTTGGCTTGAGGGTATCATCAGCCAGTGTTGATACTTTTTTGTTTAAAATGTAATCCCTCACGTATTGCTCGTGGATCAATACACCTGGGTTTTCCGCAATTACTTTTTTTAACGCCAGATAAAAGAGTTTTTCTTCATCTGCATGAAGAGTGTACCAGGTACTACGCTCAAGCCATGAATCAAAGTGATGAAGACCAGAGATCATATCGCTATCCTTTTCCATTGATAAAGAACAACAATATAACTGGTGGATTTTTATGTTCAAGCTATCTGCCTTGTAGGCGCTTAGGAATCATCATCCCCACAGGTTGCGATCCATTCAGTTCAGTCAGTGCGTAAACCATCGCGTCGAGGCGGTCAGGTGATTTCTTTGCGGTGGCGGGGATGTATTCCATCAACTGGTTCTCCAACACGTAGAGATTGCCGTGATTTGCCACCCGGCCCTGTTCGTATAAAGCGGATATCGGTTCAGCTCGAGCATATTTCCCTTTGCTGGCATGGACACGGATGATGCGACCTTTGAACCCGGCGTTGCGGAGTGTCTCCTCCGCCATATCTCCGCCCTGGTTCGTCTCAATAACTATCGCGTCAGCTTCGTGTTGCTCATAAGCCGATATGGCTTTCTTGGCCCATCCAGCAGGTGAATATTTACCGCTGTAATCACCATCCACAGAAAACTGCTTTTTATCACCAGCACCATATGAGCTGGCAGCGACAATACCTGTTTCATCGCTCTCGTCGCTATTTGTTGCCTGCGGGTCAATAGCCACGACAGTGCGAACCTTATCGTGATGAATTTGCAGCTCGCGAGCCGCACTTATCATCACTTCTGTCCACAGGGCTCCTTCAGCATTAAACCTGCGAGGCTTTTGCATGTACTGCGCTTCAGCGGTACGCCGGTGCGAGAACAGGGATACGCGGTGCGACTCATTGTGCTTGAAAGGCCACAGCCAGCCATCAGGCAGTCCATGGTCAATCGGTATAGCGTGCGAGTTTTCAGGGTACTGCGCAGCGTATGGCTGACTGTTGTCGATAATCACCGGCAGATTCAGGTGGTGCCACTTCTCACCACTCCCGCCACGCAGTAGATACCCACTCAAGTCGTGGTAGTGGATCCGCTGCATGATGACAATCATCGGCGTCGTCTCGATCGCCAGTCGTGATTTTATGGTCTCGTTAAAGCGGTTGTTTACCCCGTCGCGGACGATCTCCGAGTAAGCGTCATCTGGCTTAACCGGGTCATCGATAATCAGCGCGCCCTGCCAGCCTGGCTCCATGTGTCCGGCACGAAAGCCGGTAACCTGCCCGGCAGCTGACGACGCGTAGACGCCGCCACCGTGTTCGGTCCACCACATCGCCTTACTGTCAGCGTCATCGCGCAGCGCCATCGGCCACATTGACTGGTAGGCCTGCGACTTAATCATGCCGCGCGCGGTTGAGGAGTTCAGCAGCGCCAGGTTGTGCGAGTAGGACAGGTGCATAAAGCGAGCCCGGCAGTTCAGTGCCAGTCCGCGGCCCATCATGTTGATGGTAGCCAGCTCCGTTTTCGTGTACCCAGGCGGGACGTTGATGATCAGGCGCTGAATCTCACCATCAATGACGCGGTCCAGCGTCTGCTGAATCACCTTGTGGTGCGGCGCGACAATCATCTTGCCGCCAGTACGTTGCTTGAAGAAGTATCGAGCGTAGTAAAGCCCGTCCTCTTCGCACTCAATCTTGCGGGCGTAAGCCTTTTGCTCAGCAGTCGTCATCCTCCAACATCTCCCGCCGGGCAGCCTTATACTCTTCTTTGGTCAGTGTAGCCATTTCGATTGGCCCACCATTCTTGCCTGTATGCTCATGGGTGGCCTGCTCTTTGAAAGCCATCACATCTATGTGCTTCCCAAGCAGTTCGAGGTTTTTGACTTTATCCGGCCACTTAATTTTCTTGAGAAGCCCGACCATCTCACGCTCCTCACCACGGCCTTCAAACATCTCAGCCACATCGAAGCCGCTCAAATATCTCCGCCAGGATGAAGGCCACTCGCTTACTGGCCTCAGACTCATGTCGTCTTTGAGGATGTCCAGCACGTCCATCTGGTCAATCTCAACGAGACGATTCAGGACGTATGTCGCATTTATACCAACCAGATCATTGCGTTGCGCTTTAAGTTCGGCAATTCTGGACTGGATGTCAGGTTTTGACAGGTTTTCGGACGCGGTGCGGTTAGCTGTCTTTGCGCTGTACCCCGCCCGAATAGCCGCTTGCGTGGCGTTTAAATCGATGAGGTACTCGCGACAGAACATTTCTTGCTTGTCGGTGAGTGCCATGTTTATTCCAAGTTAAAAGGAGTTTATATGTCTACAGAATCACTTCTTGATGCGATGCTAAAACATGATCGTTTTCATAATCAAAATGCGATGGTTCCAGGAATAGCCCAAAGAGCAGTTGATAATGGGTACGACAGCCTAACCGCAAAGCAACAGGCTGTTTTAGACCCTTTCTTAACCGAGAAATGTGATGGAGTAACCAACCCGGGAGGACATCATAACGACTGCCAAGTCATCCTTGAGGGTGACGATCTCGAAAGTGCTATTGAAAATGAAATGTATTATGGAGGGCTGCTATGCCCTTCATGCGTCGACGAGAAGGAGCATTACAAGGCTGAATGGGAAAGAATTCAGCGCGAGTAATTCATAACCATTTTTATATTTGGCGGCCTGATCTATCAGCGTGGTCGCCTCTGTTTCGGCTAATCTGCCATCTCGTTTAACAGTTCGGTCTGCTCTGCCGGTACTGGCGTGAACTGCACACGCTTCACGTCGTCAGGAGCGAAGTAAAGCCACTCGCCCGTCTCGGTCGCCAGCGGCACAAAGCCGTTCACCAGCTCAGGCTGACGTCGTGACATCTTGCCCGTGAAGGTTTCGCCTGTTTGGGTGGTCAGGGTGATTTGGTAGATGCTGGACATGATTTAGCCCTTCAGGTTGAAGCCATTAAAAAAGCCACTAGGATGGAGTGGCCTTTGTGATGGCAATCAAAGCCCTGCCAACTAAGGGGATGAGGGCTACGCCGTCAATAATGATTCATGAAATGAGCTTTGCATTCTTCATCACATGCAACTGGGTTAAGCGGACCCAACCGTAAATAGCCGTTGATTACTATCCATGTCGGGCAGTTGCCGTACTTTTCAGTAGAGACCTCCTGTTGGGCATGAATTACAGCGTAGAAATCTGCCGCAGGGAAATCTTGAAAAATATCGTACTTATATTTTTCCCCATCTGAACTCTCGAAAATAAGCGTAGAAATAAGCTTAGCGTACTTCATGATGCCTCCTTTTTTGTGAAGGATCAGATTATTACTTAAGCCATTATTTTAAAAGCATTATCGAAGCCCCTCAGTGAAGAGCTTCTGTAACGACCTACTTATTTTCGGTCTGCTTATCCCATTCCTCGCGGAACTTGGATGGGTTGTCGAAACCTTCACTGCACTGGTTGGTTTTCATCATTTCGCCCTTTCTCAATTTTGCGAATTGCTGCCCGGTCGATGTTGCACTGCCCGACGATCCCATATAGCGCCGCGTTCAGTGCAACGCTGTCACCATACGACGGGTTGTCGGTCAGATCCGGAACATCAATGCGGGACGTTAGCTCTGCCGGCAGGTTCAGGGCCGGCTGCTTTATCACCCGGTATTCCACGGGCGGCTTCTGCTGCTGAGCGCAACCGCTCAACAGCGGCATCAGGAACAGGAGCAGCAGCGCACTTATCTGCCGCCAGGTAGCGCTTAATCTCGCTCTGGAGCATTCGGTTCTGCTTGGCCGACTCAGCCCGTTGTTCTGCGACTTCAGACATGACCACGTTTTGCCTGTTAACGGCGCCAGCAAGTTCTTTAACGCTCCCCGCCAGATCGTCATTTTTAGCCCTCAGGTCGTTGATCTGCACATCCTTGCTGTCGTTAAGCTGTGTCAGCCTGTCGTTCGTTGCCGTCAACTGATGATTGCGGGCATTAAGCCCCCACAGGCAAATGGCGACAAGGATGATGAACGCGCAAGGAATGAGAATGTGCGCATTATTTTTGAAAATGCGGAATAAACTGATTAACCCGAACATAAAACCCCCTTAGCTTTAGTCAAGCGGGCTTTCCTGTCCTCCAGTCCGTTGGTACCACCGTTGATGATTCTGGTGATGCGGCTAACATCATCTGAGTCAGCGATAGCATTAAGTCCGTGATTGCTCCACCAGGCAGCTGCGGATTCAGCAGCATATTGAGGCTGAGTAAGTAGTTCCGGGCTCTTTACGATATCAACGCCAAGCTGCTTAACCAGCGCGGCGTAATTCTCTTTCCCCGTCACCTGAATCAGGCCGCGCCCGCGGTAACGATATCCATCACCGCTGTTGCGATCGCCGTTCCCGTTCCGGTTGGCGTAGATGATGCTGCCAATCATTTTCTGGTCGGCCGGGTGAGCATTCCGGCCCGAGTCAACGCGGCCATATTTAAAGGCGTCCGCCTGGCTGATACGATTGCCGAACATTGCCAGCAATGCGCCGTAGCGGTAATTCAGGCTCTCTTCCACATGCACGAAGCCAGATGATTCATGCCCCACCTGCGCGAGGAAGTGCGCCTGCCTTAACGGTGTGCTTATGTCGTACTTCTGCATTGCAGCCAGCACGACTGGAAACCACTTACCGGCCAGCGCTGCACTGGTGCCCGTTGCTTGCTGGAATTTACTGAGGGTCAGCATTTGCTTTGTCTCCCGGTTCATTCAGGCCAAGGCGACGGCGCGCATAGGCGAAAAGTGAATCCACCCCCACATACCCGACGCCAGCCGAGATCGGCCAGCAAAGCTCAGGAGGGAAATTCCAGTTGAAGATTGCCCATATAGCCGTGAGTGTCGGCTGAGCGAAGAAGCAAAGGATCCCGCACATCGTGGCGCCGGCGATCCGGTCTTTCCACTTTGATTTCGCGCCGCGCGAGGTAGCGAGTATCGACATGACAAAAGCCAGTACCGAATAGCCAGCTTCGTTTTTGTGGTTTACAAGCCACGCAAGCATCACCGCCCAGGTATCTGGTCTGTCTTGCATAGTGATTTTCTTCATGTTCGCACCTGCTTGGTGCTGGTTGATTAGGTCAGGCTCTCGGGACGATTTAACAAGTAGGCGTGTCGATGATGGTTCCCGGAGCCTGAAAATAAAAAAGCCAGCGACAGGCTGGCAATGTGAGGGTAAGGCAATGTCGGCTCTCTGGCCGAATGGTCCCAGATAGTGGGTTCTGTGTGTGGCGATCGGACTCGAACCGATACTCAGGTTCAGCATTAGCATCATGCCTGCCCTGCTGGCTATGCCAGTTGATGCGTTACTCTACCCATTCCCCGCAAGCGGGAATTAAGTTACACCACAACGGACAGAGCACTGAGCATTTCGTTGGCGCTCCATGCTGCTGCGTGGGTTGGGTTATGAGCCCTTCACGCCAATGCTCTTTCCTGTTGTGCAGATACAAAAAAGGCCGCCTGAGCGACCTGTCTGTTGAGTTGCAACTTCACCACATTTTGAGCCCACGTAAAAAGCCTCTTAGGCCTTCAGCGTGCCTTCTGTAATGCGATGTGCACTCATCAATGACATCATGAGCTGACACAAAACGAAGTGACTTGCTACCAACCTCTTTGTGCACTTTGTTTATGACGTTAAATATTCGAACACTAAAAACATCATCCACCTTTCTGATTTCGTAACGATAGGTGATGTTGTTAGTGCCGCCAACGTAAAGCTGGAAGTTCTTCATGATGAGGCCTCTCTGTTTTCACTGGAGCCCATATTTTACATAAGTAAAAAAAGATTATTAACTTTTAAAGTCCACTTGGTTTACATAAAGCACAAAAAACAAAGCCCCGCACGATGGCGAGGCTCTTAATTCTTTGTCGACCTACGAAGCTATGGCGACGATATCAGATTTACATGAAATGTATGCTATTTAATTGACTTTTGCAATACCCTGCTTCGAAAAAGTCGCCTTTTGTTGTGATCGTGTTCTCACAGTGCAACGAAGAGAGTCGTCATCAAGTCGTTTAAAGATGGCGCACATGGCCCTCCAGTAATCGGCGTAGTTATGGCACCAGTTATCAGGCTTAACGCCACACAGGGCCGCCAAGTCCTGATGCTGATACACATCCTTACCCGCCAGCTCCGCTTTCGCGTCCTGAGCCGCCAGCCATATCAGTTTCTTAAGCCGCTCCATAGTCTTGCCGGCCACTTTCTTCGCGCCGAGCTGTTCCCGGAACTCTGCCCACGCCCACTGGGTGATCGCCACCTGGTATTCGAAGCGGATATTCTCGCTGTAGTTCCACAGCAGCCAGGCTTTCTGATGGTCTTCCAACGACAGGACAGCGCGGCGCCAGGATGCGGTGCCAAACTCTACCGGGCTGACCAGCGCGATAGATGAACCCTTGGCGCGTGACTGGCTGCCACTCATCGGCGGACCGTCCGGATTAACTTTACGGCCGGTGACCGGATCAGTGATTTTCTTACGTCCCCGGCTTCGCGCCGTCGCGGTGAATTGCGCGTTCTCGGCGAAAGCTACCAGTTGCCCTTTCGTCGCCCCGCTGAGGTCTGCGGTCGCCACAATGAGCTGCTGACGTACGTATTCCAGTTGCTGACTGTTCATGCGGCTTCCTTATGTGGCTGATTGGTTTTAGTCTGGCTGTGCTTTGCTACTGGTGGCAGGCTGGCGCGCTTAACGCTTTCGGCCTGGTATCGCTGGAAGTCGGCGTGGATCATGCTGCCTCCTGTCGGCGGGCGCGGCGTTTTTCCAGCGCGCGGGCTTTACGGGTGAAAATGGATTTGATGCGTTGCAGGTATTGGATGTCGAACCGGCGGACAGTGTTATCGTTGTTTATCGCCTCGACTTTTTCGGCACCGATGCGCACATTAAGGCCCTGTTCAAATGCCTTTTGCGCGCCGTCCCGATCCCGGTTGCAATAGACACACTGAGCAGCGGTATTGTGAAGATTGAAAGCCAGGTGCGCCGCTGCGCCGCGGGTGCGGTAGTGGCCGCAGTCCATGGTTCCGCCAAACTTCTGCTCTGGCAGCCTGCCGCAGCTGATGCACGGCTTATCAGCATCCCTCAGACGGACGTACCGGTTGAAAGCCGCCTGCGCTTCAGCTCTCCACTGCGGTTTCGTTTTTAGTGCCATCTTTCTCGCTTTCAGATCCCGGCGTTCCGCGCGCTCTTTCTCTTTGCGCTCCTTAATGCGCTTAGCTGCGGCTTTCACCTTCTCCTTTTCGCGCTCTTCCATCGCAAGGATTGCGCCATGTTCCGGGCAGCACCAGCGGATCCGGATGTCGTGGAATTTCGGCACGAAGTATTCGCCGCATACTTTGCACTTACGGCGTGATGGTTTACGCATGATTCCTCCGTGCCGCGAGACGCAGCCATTTCTGATCCACCAGGCGGGCGGTGTAGCCTTTCAATGTCGGGATGTCGGACGGCTTAACCGCGGGCTTACGCTTGCGGCGCGCCGGAACGCGGAAGATTTCATTGGTGATAACGCGTGCGAGAGGACTACCCACGGGAAGCCCTCCACTCTTGCGCCCAGGCAATGCGCTTACTGGATGCTTCGGAGAACTTTACGCCGCGGTCGGTACCGAACCAGTAAATCGCTTCGATGACGTCGACCATGTAGCGCTTGCTGGATTTGGATGTGCGGACGCCGAAATAAACGCGGCCGCCGTTGATGCCCGGCGCGGATTTTTGTTCCTGGTCCTGAGTTTGGTTTACCAGAACGGTGATGAGGTCCTTCCACTCTTCTCGGGTAAGCTTTTCGCCGTGCCAGACAACCTGGTCAGACAGGTCTTTCAGCAGCGGCCACATAAGACGGTTTTGCTTGTCGGTGCGCGTCTCTTCCCGGGCCTCGACGACCATCGGCGCGCGCGGGTTTACCGGCAGAGTGCGGATGAATGCTATGAGATTATCTTTAACGGTGTCGTTAACGATGCAGTAGTGCTGTTTCATACGCCACCTCCGAGAGGTAACGCAGAATGCAGAAAGTCGCAGGTGCATTTCTGCATCTGTGACAGGGTGAGGAGTTCAGATTGTGGTCGCATTTAAGTCCCCTTAAATGCGCAGAAGTCACCGGAGTTGTTCAGGCTCCGATGACATGATTATGGCGGGTTGATTTCAGAAAATCAAAGGCTGATTATTCTCCGAGGAAAGTATATTTTTCTCCGTCAAAATCATGGAAATAAAATCCCTTGGCTGTTCTCTCATCGAAAATGAACTCGAACAGCTCATCATCAGCGGCGCCGTCAAAAATGACTTCCGTGACTGAGTCTTTAAGGAAAACTAACATTTCCGGCGATCCGTCAGTGAATTCTGCTTCCATAACGATTTTTGGGTTCTTTAGTAATGCAACTTTCATTTTTAGTCATCCTGTTTCAGGTAAACCGGATCGCTACCTTTCGGTAAAGTTATCGACTTCTCACGATAAAACTTAAGGCGCTCAAGGAAGTAATCACGCAAATGCTCCGGCTGCTCACGCATCACCACTTCGGCGATAACCGGCATGTTCAAGCGCTCTTTGTACGCCACGCCCGAGGCCGCAAGGTCAGCGTTAACTTTGTCTCGCTCTTCCTGTGGCTTTGCAGCAATGTTCCAGTCAGACATAAAAATCCCCTCGTTTGTTTGAGGGGATTATATGGTACTAATCAACGATCTCTAAAAAATTGTAATTAAGGCTTCTGAACTGCCGACGCTTTCCATACGCACCTTCATTACCAAGGGATTCAAGATAACGATCTGCTTCGGGAGATAGTGCTGCAATTAGCTCCTCATCGCTAATCCTATCTCCTCGCTCTATAACTGTTTCGAACTCATATTGCTTATCGTCTGTTGTTATTGTGACCAAGTATTTTGCTTTCATATCATCCTCATTGGCTGCTGTATGCGATGATGAGTTTAGGTGCGTTTACGAACAAATATTCACTCTGATGGCGAATACTTTCACCGGTTCGGGACCAAAATGCGGATGTGTGATCACCTTCACTTCATAACCTTCATACGGGATATCGATGCGCTTGCTCTGGTCATCACGCTTTGGATAGCCTCGGGTGATTATCAGGCGGTCAAACCGACGCTGTAATTGCTGGTTATGACTATGAGACAGTCTACGGCACCAGTAGGGATTTACCAGGCGATACTCTTCAACCTTCTCGCCGCGCTTCATCTGGTCGAAGTATTCACCGTTAACTGCCAGTTGCAGGTTAGCCATCACTTCACCTCCTGCTGAGGTGCCGCTGGCAGTGGCATCCAGTGGGATATGTCTACGCCGAAATGCAGGTCATAGCCTTCAGCATGAACGTAGAGTTCTGCGTCGCCTTTGCCGCTGAAATTGGATGAACTAACAATCCCGCAATCTCTCAGGCCATCATCCTGGCAGAAATAGAATATCTCTGTGCCGATGCCTGGCATCCGCTCACTGCAAGCCACCCACCCATCAGGCAACTCATCACGATCACTTACACGTTCGGCACCCTGAAGTATGGCGGCGCGGTGGTTCATACCATCCAATGCAATGCGCATAGCCTGAATCCCTGCCGAACCCTCAGGGTAAATCCCGTAACGCTCGAATACGTCGATGTGGTTACGCATGAACGTAGGAGTAAGCTCTTTGTAGGCATGAGCAAGCGGACCAGAGACATCACCAGGAACAGATACCGCCGTTGGCTGAGCTGGAGGATAATTTGCCAACATCCAACTAATGACGTAGTCGGCTTTGAACCGCTCAACCGGAAAGCCTTCATTCCAATCGCGGAAATGATAAATAACCTGACGCAGTTCCGGAATCTTATCTTTAGCTTCCAGCGATGACAGCGCTAACTTCATCGCCGCCAGCGACATCGCAGCATCTTCGTTTACTGCGCCGGGCGTCGCATCGCGCTCCTCTTCAAGCTCCGCGATAGTTTTCAGGAGCCATTCTTTGGTAAGTGTGCTCATGCTGCCTTACCTCCATTGTTTGCAAATGCACCATGAAGCTCATTTCTTACTTTCTCGATAGCTTCAGCTGCCTCAATTTTCTCGACAAAGTATCCGACGTGAATATGCTTACCCTCATGCATAATCCCAGCCCTCCATTTCTTCATTTCCTTACACCAAGAAACACCCTTAATGCCTGATGTATTGGTGGACTGCATCTTCCTGTTGAATCCGTTCTGGCTTAAAGAAACCTGGCGGAGATTACTGATTCGGTTGTCCTGCCTGTCTCCGTTGATGTGGTCCATGAACTCTGATGGAAACTCACCGTGTTCATATAGCCATGCAAGGCGGTGGCAAAAGTGAACCTTCCCATCGACGCACACCCGAAGATAGCCACCAGAGCTAGGCCATCCAGCGATCTCACCTTCCTTGGCTCTGCTTGATCTGGTTTTAAGTCTCGTGAAAACACCGGTATCTCTATCGTAATGAAGAAGTTCCTTTAGGCGCTCTTGGGTTAGCATCACTTAGCTCCTTTACTGGCTGCGGCGAACAGCACTTTGTTGTAATTGTTCTGACAGTCGATATAGCCCTTCGCATAGTCCTCGGTGGCACCGTAATGGCAAATCTGGAACTCTGAGAATTGCTTCACGCCACGCGCCAGCACCTCCAACTCAGCCACGCGCTTCTCTGCTGTCTCAGCGCGCTTCTCTGCCGCAATGCGATACTCCAGACCTTGCCCCTGACAGATATCAATCAGACGCTGTTTTTCCATCAGCTCTGCATTGAGTTTGTCTTTGGCTTCCAGCTCATCCAGCAGCGCCAGTAAATCGCGAGTTGGTACCATGAAGTTCGGCATGAAGTTTTCTTTCGCCTTTTCTGCTGTTAGGCGCAGCTCCTGTTTGTTGATGTTGCTCATACCCCTACCCTCCCCCAAACCATCAATACCCTTCTCATCGCCGGACTTTTCCGGCACTCCTGACAGATCACGTTCGTCTCTGTACGCTGCACCAGCTTCGAATTTCCCTTCGGCATGGCCGGGATAGTTTCTGGTGCGTATTTCATGCCGTAATCAGTCAGCCGATAAAGCCGCTGTCCGTGCTTGCCCTCACAGGTGATCAGCCCGTCTGCCAGAAGCGAGCTGACCGTGCCTGACATCTTTTTGGTGGTCATGCCGATCATCTTGGCAATTCGAGCACTATTCAGGCCCGGGTTATTACGCAGGGCTGCAAGAATCTGCCCACGGATTGTTATGGTCATCAGAATCCCCCTTTCTTTTTCGGCTGCTGCTCACGCCCGCGGCGTTCTGCGGCGGCGGCCTGCTGGTCTGTGTCGTAAATTGCCCCGTTGATCTGATTGCAATAAACCGTTCCGGTACTGCCGTGGCGGTTTAGTCGCAGGATTAACTCGGTTTCTCCCGGCGGAACGCTGTCATCGAAAGCACCTTCCCGGTGGATACCAACCCAGTAGTCGCAGTCCTGCTCAATCTGTCCTGTGTCGCGAGAATCGCTCGGCAACGGGCGTTTATTCACTCGCTTCTCCAGTTCGCGGTTGAGCTGGGTCAGCAGCACGACGACGCAGCCAAGCTCTTTGGCGAGGTTCTTCAACCCTTTGGTGATCATCCCGTAGGCCAGGTCATTACGGTCTGCTTTTTCGGCAGTCATCAGCGTCAGGTAATCAACCAGAATCATGCCTACGCAGCCTTTCTCGCGCTTAATTCGGCGGCTTTCGCTAACGATGTGCGCCAGTGACAGGCCCGGGGTGTCGTCGATGTACAGCATGTCGATTTCACTCAGTCTCCCGGCTGTGGCGATCGCCTTCTTAAAGTCACCGTCGTAGTCTCCCTGGTACTGGTCGTCGGCGTCATCCGTGGCGGGCATGTAAAAAATGCTCGGGTTTACGCCGGACTTCTGCCCAACAAGCTTTTCAAGGATCTGGTCTCCAGGCATTTCAAGGCTGAACATCAGGGCTGGCTTTTTCTCACGAACTGCGCAGTTGATCGCCATCTGCCCGTACAGGGTTGTCTTGCCCATCTTTGGCCTTGCGCCAATCACGAACAGAGAGCCTTTAACCAGACCTTTCGGCGCTAGCATTCGGTCGAGTGACGGTATACCGGTACTCATGCCGCGTTGTTCGCCTGAAGGGTCAAAGCGTTTCTCCAGATCTGCTACCCAGTCATCCATAACCTCGCCAAACGATCTCAACCCTCGGCGGCTGCCGGTTTTTGAATGGTCTGCGAGCTGGGTGAAAATACCCTGAATGGCCTCGTACTTCTGCGTAGCGCTCATGCCGTTACGGGAATACAGCAGCTCAGTAGCTTCGGTCAGGCGGTTGATACCGTAGCGCTCCATTGCGGATTCCCGGACTGATGCTGCGTAAGCTACGATGTTTGCAGCGCTGGGAGTGTTCTTGGCGATCTCCGCAAGGTAAGCAAAGCCACCAACCTGCTCAGCGAGCCCTTTACCTTCGAGCGCGTCGAACAATGTCAGACCATCGACTGGCTTGTTGTCGCGGAACATCTGGCGCATCTCGGCAAAGATCAGCTGGTGAGGTCGGCTGTAGAACGACTCTGGCTTGAGCATCGCCAGAACCTTCTGGACTCGCTCGCTGTTGTCATCATCCAGCAGCAGGCCACCGATAACGCTCTGCTCTGCTTCAAGGTTATGAGGTACAGCCATGAATTCAGCGGTCATCACGATCCCCCTCGCGCACTTCGATGTAGAGCTTTTCGGTCAGGAACTTATCGAATTTCATGCGGCGCCAGGTCTTCCCGGATTTCTGGTCTGGTCGGTCTTCAAGCATCCAGCGGCAGTTCTGAGCGATGTAGCGCAGATAGCTTCTGAAACCGTCCATATCCATCGGCTTGCCGTCCAGGTTGCGGGCAATTTTGTTAGCCTTACCCCAGAAGGTGCGGATCAGATTGCGTCGCTCATCAGTGAGGCATCTCCATCCCCGTGCTTCAGGCAGTTCGTCTTTCAGGCATTGCCATACTTCATCGCATGACAAACGGGACTTTTTCTCTTCAGCGGGTTTCTGGTCATTTGCGACATACTTACTACCGTTAGGTAGTAAGTTATTTAATATATTGTTATCTGTGGACACTGGCTGGACATCGGCTGGACACTCCACCTCCACAGGCATTGATATAACTGCGTTTGCGCTGGACACTGGCTGGACATCGGCTGGACAAAAATTTGACTGATATTCGTCATATTTGACCACTTTTAGAACAGTAAAACGGTTGTTCGATTTGGTGGTGATCATGCCCAGATTCTGGAATTTACGGAGAAGTGATTTAACGCGATCAGCGGTCAAACCCGTTTCCATTGCCAGTGTGTTTCGCCCGGTGATGAACTCTCCACGTTCGCAGATCACATCGCCGACATCTGTCGATACCAGTGTCTGTTCGTGATTAGCGCGCAGGAGCAGGTGAACCCATAAATGAGCCGCCTCAGCATCCTTGTAGAACGGCACATCCATAATTTTACGGTGCAGCAAGGCAAACCCCTTACCGCCATTCGTACGCGGTTTCTGGAGCCTTCTGGCCTCTCTGGCTTCGGCTAAATTGGATACGTTACCCACGGCCACTCTCCTTACGTTTCAGTTCTTCCAGGATGGCGCGCATCTTCTCCGCCACAATCGGGTTAACCGAGCGGATGAAACGGTCGCGGGTTATGTTTTTATGTACAGCGGTATGGTAATAGCGTGGATTTTTTGCCATTATTCCTCCTGCAACTACTCTCGTTTTTGCACCAGAAAGTCGGTTCTGTTCGCGCAGACCGGCTTTCGCCATTTCTGTAGTTCTCACATAACCCCCAGCATCGAAGTGACCATTGCCATCAGCGGCGCGGTCAGGTCCGGGTCGACACGGAACATCTCTACAATCCCCTCACTGAGTTCCTTGAGCTTCTGGTGACGCGGGGCGTTCATCGCAACGGCCACTTTCGCCTCGCTCGTTTCCTTCTCAAGTCGAGCTAAGCGGGACATGAAACTGTCCTCAGGAAGAAGTCGATGGCGGTACTCCAGAGGCAGAACGGCCATGATTGCGGGCGTCAGCTGGCGCACGTTCTCGCGGTACTGTTCGGAGTCGAAACGGTTATCCAGGAAGCGAAACAGTTTCTGGCGCGCCCGGCTGATGTCTTCCGGGAAGCTTATGGCGGTCCCGCCCTGCTCCCGGTATTCGTTGATGATCAGCGCTGACACCACGTCCTGATTGTCCAGCGCCGACGACCATGCCCGGACCGCATCGCGGATCTTTTCATGGTCTGGCGCGGCCTTAGGTTGAGCGCGGTTTATCATCGCTCCCGGGTGTATTCCGGTATTGTGTTGATACGCAAGTGAATGCATTTGCTATTCCTGATGTTCCTGCTTCTTACTGTGAGGAAATTCGCGATACTCGACCGCCTTAACCTCGCCAGTAGGAAGCTTGTTGATGAAAATCTGACGGCCGACCCTGATCGCTTTGCTAATTGCCGTTTGATGGACACCAATGGCATCAGCTGCTTTTACCTGACCAACCTCGTCGACATATTCAGCGAGTGAAATTTTCATTTTTAACGTGACTCCTTACCGTTGATACAAAAACAATACCATAAGTATTAAAACATGCAATACCGGCGGTATTTTTAAATTAATAGCTCAGGTATTACTATCTGAAAATGGAAAAGAAAAAAGACATCACACCGACTCAGGCTGAGGACGCAAAGCGCCTTAAAGCCATCTATGAGGCGAAGAAGAAAGTACTCGGAGTTACCCAGCAGTCGATTGCTGACGAGCTGGATATTACTCAGGGAGCGGTAGGCCATTACCTTAACGGGAGGAATCCCCTTAACCTTCCTGTAGCTTCAGTTTTTGCTCGCCTTCTGAAAGTTGGCGTTGAGGAATTCAGTCCGACCCTGGCAAAAGAGCTTTCAGAAATGGGGCTAACCAGCGTTAATGAGCCATCAGTTCCGTATGTAATTGGATATACACCAGGTAAACGCTACCCGGTTATTAGCAGCGTTCAGGCCGGATCATGGTGTGAGGCATTGGAGCCATACTCGATTAAGGATGTTGATCAGTGGCTGGAATCAGATGCTCACATTCAGGGAGATGCATTCTGGTTGCGTGTTGAAGGAGATTCAATGACTGCGCCCGCTGGCTTAAGCATACCAGAAGGCACGTTTGTTCTTTTCGATACCGGACGAGAACCAATCAATGGCAGCCTCGTTATCGCTAAACTATCTGATTCAAACGAAGCTACATTTAAGAAACTGATCATTGATGGAGGCCAAAAATACCTTAAGGGCCTTAACCCGCAGTGGCCTCTCGTTCCCATCAATGGTAATTGCAGAATTATCGGTGTTGCTATTGAGACGAAACTAAAGCTCGTTTGATAAGTTTGCAAACAGGGGCGTTTGCGCCCTCTATTTGCACTGACCGGCGACCCTGCCCACCATTGCTTTCGTTGAATCCATCCCTCCAAAACCAGATAGCGTTTTGCTCATCAACACCACGCCATCAGGCTGTACAACCCAAGTTTCCATGGCGTGTTTTCCAGGTTCAGTGGTAAGCCCTACGACTACATTTTTACTCATAGCTCGATATACCATCCCTCCACCATCAAGACCGTCATACAGTACTGTCGCATTATCGCCATCAATAACGATGGTGAACGTTCCAGAAAACGCGTCGTCAATCCGCGAATACCCTTCTCTCTCACTGTAGCTTGACCCTTTGAGATCTTTCACAGTCCAGCACGATGCGTTAGCAACCAGTGGTAAAGCTAACGCCGCAGCTACAAGTAACCTCATTTTCCCTCTCCAATAAAGTTCGAAACCCCATCAATACTAGCCGCTCTGCTCGCTTACAAAAAATATTTCTTCCTAGTTTTCATCAACATAATACCGTCACACCAATTATTAATACCGCTAGTATTGATTTATATTAATACCGCTAGTATTGTTTAGGCATCGAAACGAAACATCGACAGCTGAGCGAAGTTAGCCAGCGGCGGACAGCAAGTCGCCTGCTTTTTAACAATATGCAGATTTACAGCGTCAATGACCTGTTAAGACCCCTACACGTAAACGTGCTGTATCACCGGGTGCGATCCGGTCGGTGAGAGAGTATCCCCGCGCGAGAGCGAGAACGGCGTGAGAACGGGCAACACTGGCAGGGGTTGGCGCTGACCAATACAGGGAATGTTTTGGGGTGTGGTGGCGGTGTCCTCAAGCGAGGTGCAACGCTAGCAGTGTGATAAGACCTGAAAACCGGCTGGGCAGATTGTTGTTTGCCAATACAGAAACAGGGCGCTCAGGAAGTAAGTGAGAGTGGCGACTCAGTGCCAGTCCACCACACCGACCAAAGCATTTCTCCCGCATCAGCGGGTAACGACAGAGGGTAAGCCGATGGATTTTAAGAAAGGAGATGTTGTTACGTGGTCAAGCCAGGCCGCGGGCAGCTGGAAGACGAAAACTGGTGTGATTACGGAAGTGTGGGAATACAAAAAACAAACGCGTTACACCGTAAAAGTTGAACCGAAGGAAGGGTCGACGGCGAAACCGAAGTTTTACTACCCACGCACATCAGCACTACAGAAGGTGTCATGACCCGCTCCGGCGGGTTTTTTAATGCTTCATACCTCAGTCGCTTCACCGAGGCGGCTTAGTTATGACAACCGGCGGCCATCCACCGCCCATTAGCGCAGAAGTCTTGTATTAACCGTTCCGTTCGCCGCGATAAGGCCAAGAGGATTTATGAGTAACAAAACAGGCGGTCCAGCCTTCCCTTACTCAGGGGTTCATAAGGGTGAAAAAGAAAACCTGATAGTCGACAGCCATGGCATGACGCTGCGCGATTACTTCGCGGCGAAGGCTATGCAGTCGGCTTTGTTAGCGCCGAAGCCAGAGAACCCGGTGGAACGCATGGATATTTATGCTCAGTCAGTAGCTGAAATCTCTTACGAGATTGCTGACGCAATGCTGCGTGCCAGGGAGGCATCATGACAGTCACCCACAACGGCAAGCAGTATACAGCCAAAAAGCTCAACGATAACGAGTGGCAGCTTACGTCGTTATCGGCACCGCGCGACAAGCTGACACTTAACCGCTGGCAGATGCATATCGCTGGCCTCCTGGAACAGGTTGAGGTGAAGGTATGATCAACCACTACGGCACCACCCCGCTCATTCGCCAATGCGTCACGCCCGGCATGATGGCAATGCATGAAGGCCGTACCTATCGCGTCTCAGCAGTCATTCAGGAGCGTAAATGGGTCTACCTGCACACCGATGCAGAAATCATCCGCCTCAGTGACTGCGTGATTGACGTCCTTCTGGACGGTCACGGCAACCCAATCGTTCACTGAGGACGCTGATATGGAAATCAAAACGCCAGCCAACCCAAGCAAAAAGGCGACAGCCAGGGTAAAGAATCCTCTTCCCGCGCCAACCAGTTGCCACCTGTGCTCTGGTTCAGTGCGGATCGGCACTCATGGAGAAGTCTATGGGCGCGACTTCAGTGACTGGCCGTATGTATATCTTTGCGAATGCTGCGGAGCATACGTCGGACTTCATCCTTTCACTGCGATCCCGCTTGGGACTCTGGCAGACAAGCCAACCCGTGATGCCAGGAAGAACTGCAAGTCGCCATTTGAACGTATCTGGAAGTCGGGCGCCATGACTCGCACTGAAGCTTACCAATGGCTGGCAGAAAAGATGGGCATACCTGTTCATGAATGCCACTTCGGATGGTTCACCGTAGAGCAGTGCCAGGCTGCAATGCATCACTGTAACGACTGGCTAAACCGCTAACCACCCTATTCAACCGATCGGCCTGGCTTTTTGCTGGCGGGATCTGCACATCAAAATTTCAGGAGTTCAGCCATGAACGCATATCTCACTTACGACCGAATCGAAGATCGGCGCTGGGTTGATCAGCAGCTCACCGACGAGAAGGAGAAGTGGATCGACGACCGGGCGAAAGAACTGATTGCCATGTTCCCTGCGAAACCTCTGGAAATGAGCAGTTTGTTCCTGCCCCAGGAAGCCCAGTTTGCGCTTATCGGAGAAAAGGCCGAAGAGGCATACAACGAATACATATCGGCCTGCGCGTATGCCCGGGCCGAAGAAGAATGGCAGCGCCAAGCGCCCTGCCCGTTTTAAGGAGTGATTATGAGCTTCGATCTGATTCAGTTCGTTAAGGAGCAGGAGCCGCTGTTTGTCGGCGCCCTTACCGACCAGTCTCTGACTTGGGCAAAGGAATGCCAGTTCGCTATACAGTTATTCCAGCGCAATCAAAAATTGGCAGAAACGGCGATTTCCAACCCCACCAGCGCCCAGAACGCGATCATCAACGTTGCAGCGGTCGGCATAAGCCTCAACCCTGCCAGCAAACTCGCTTATCTGGTTCCGCGCGACGGCATGGTCTGCCTTGATATCAGCTATATGGGCCTTCTGCACATCGCCCAGTCTGCTGGCGTAATCAAATGGGGTCAGTGCAAGCTCGTTCATGCTGGCGATGACTACGAGACTCTGGGTCTCGATAAGGCGCCAGCTCACAAATACAACCCATTTGCTACACCTGACGATCGCGGCGCCGTTATCGGTGGCTACTGCACAGTTAAGACCGCTGATGGCGACTATCTCACTGAAGAGATGAGTCTCGCTGAGATAGAAGAAATCAGGAAAGTGAGCAAAGCGGGAACATCCCCAAAAGGTCCATGGGTCAACTTCTGGTCTGAGATGGCCAGGAAGACGATCGTAAAGAGAGCCTATAAATACTGGCCGCGTGCTGACCGACTGGATAATGCCGTCGATGTGCTCAACCAGAGCGAAGGCATATACACCGAGCCAGTTATGCCATACACCCCTGAAAGCGAGATCATTCAGTCAGAAGAAAACGCAAAACAGGAACTTACCAACACCATCCAGTCGCTGTGTGAGGACATGAAGCAGGCGAAAAATATGCATGCTCTCAAAACCCATTTCCAGGCAGCTTACAAAATGACCGTCGGAATGCAGCTTCAACAAGAGGTTCAGGCCGTTTATGCCAAGTGCAAAGCAAAATTCGAAGAGGTTACGCAATGACAGCCCTTTACCAGATCGCCAATGATTTCGCAAAGCTGACTGATTCAGGAATGGAGCCTGAAATGATAGCCGACACTCTCGATGGGATTGAGTGGGAGTTGGAAGCAAAGGTCGAGCAGATCCTTGCTGTCTGCAAAAACGAATCTGCTTATGCCGAGGCGCTTAAAGAAGAAAGCAAGCGTCTTGCAGAACGCGCAAAAGCCGCAGAAAACCGTGTGGCGAGCATGAAAGATTATGTGGCCACCTCCCTCGAAACAGCAGGGAAGAAATCACTCAAGGCAGGAATCCATCAGGTAACGGTTCGAGCGCCGTCTAAGTCAGTAGAGATTACTGATGCCAGCGCGCTTCCTCCTGAGTTTGTCGAATACGAGACGAACATCAAACCTGACAAGTTGGCTATAAAACATCAAATTGAGGCTGGCATTGTAATTCCTGGCGCGCAGATCAAGCTCGGAAAACCATCCCTAATCATCAAATGAGGGATGAATAATGCCATATGACCGCTGGCAGCCATGGGAAAACCTGTTCCTACATGAAGTTGCTGGACAGATGCCCATCTCATTAATTGCCGAAAAACTTGAAAGAACAGAGCGTGCCGTTTACACCCAAGCCGCTCGCCTCAACGTGAAATTTCCGGGCAATACCAACTGCAGGAAATGGACCAAAGCAGAATTGTTTCTGTTTGGCCGATTCACTCCCGAGGAAATCGCCGCGGCAACCGGCCGCTCTATCCACTCCGTGCGCAGCAAGCGCAACTCACTTGCCCGGTCGTCAGGAGGAAAAGTCATGCCTGAATGGACTACCGAAGAGCTGGCGCTGCTGTGGCGACACTCAAACGCCGAAGTCGCAGAGATTACCGGCCGCAGCATTGAAGAGGTCGGAGATAAGCGGCTGCAAACCAATATTGAGCGTAATGACTGGGATGTTAACGATCCGGAGCGGGAGGGTGCATGATTCATTTTCACGGCGGACCAATAACCCCTGATACATGCGCATTGAAGGCATGGAAAGGCCGTCATGCATTTATCAGCTTCGCTAACCCTGGGCAACTTAAGCTTGCCAGTGAGGTAACTCAATCTTTCGCACTTGATAACGGAGCCTTCAGCTTCTGGGATAAGGGCCAGCCTGTTAACTGGTACGACTATTACGAATTAGTTAAGGAGTGGATGAATCACCCTCGTTTCGCATTTGCAGTTATCCCTGATGTTATCGGTGGAACCAGCGAAGAGAACGATGCGCTTATAGCTGAATGGCCACACGGTAAATTCGTCGGTGCGCCTGTCTGGCATATGAGCGAACCCGACGAGCGTTTCATTCGTCTTTGCCATGAGTTTCCTCGTGTTTGCATAGGTTCAATGGGTGAATACGATGCAAAGCGACCGCGCGCCTGTAGGGCAAAATTGCGAGACCTTATCCGGCACGTAGTCGATTCAAATGGCTATCCGATTACCAAGCTCCATGGCCTTCGCATGCTTAATAAAGACATTTTTACTCACATACCCCTTTCATCAGCTGACAGCACAAACGTTGCGCGCAATATCGGTATTGATAAGGCATGGGATAAATCAGCCTATGCGCCAGCCAGCAAAGAAACACGCGCTGCGGTGCTGGTAGAGCGCATTGAAGCCTTTAACTCTGCAAGTTCGCTGAATTACGACGCAGAACACGATCGGTTCACACCACAACTTGCTTTCGAGGTTTGACACCATGACCTATCAACTACACGTCGGGCGTTGCGAGAACGTCCTGAAAACGCTACCGGATAACTCAGTTGACGCCATCGTGACGGATCCCCCGTACGGTCTAAGTTTCATGAACCACAAATGGGATTACGACGTCCCCACCGTTGAGCAGTGGCAGGAATGCCTGCGCGTTCTCAAACCTGGCGGGCATCTTCTGGCGTTTGGCGGTTCCCGCACATATCACCGACTTGTCGTTAACGTTGAGGATGCTGGTTTCGAAATCAGGGACCAAATCCTCTGGATTTACGGAAGCGGCTTCCCCAAGTCGCATAACCTCGATGGTGATTTTGATGGTTGGGGAACTGCTCTGAAGCCTGCGCACGAACCGATAGTCATGGCGCGCAAACCTTTCAAAAAAACGGTGTCGGCGAATATGGCCGAGCATGGTACCGGTGCAATCAATATTGATGCCTGCCGCATCCCTACCGACGAGGCGCTAAATGGCGGTGCTGGCGGCCTGCTTTCACACCAGCGTGACGGTACCGAACCTGTTGCTGCTTACGAGCAGGCACCAGAGGGGCGCTGGCCGGCAAACATCATTCACGACGGAAGTGATGTTGTCGTGTCAGCGTTCCCGGATGCGAAAGGCCAGCAAGGGGATTTAAAGGAAACTGGACGCGCACGTCCATCACAGGGTCGATATGGAGATATGGCACCGCCAAAGGCGCATGTTGCCAGGGTAGAAAGTGAAAAAAGCGCCGCCCGGTTCTTCTACTGCGCCAAGGTCAAACCGAAAGAGCGCGACGAAGGACTCGAGAGATTTATTGCGACGTCAGCCAGCGAAATGACCGGCGGACGCAAGGAAGGAAGCGTCGGCATTAACGATCCGCGCGCCGGTGCCGGGCGTACCAGTGGTGCGAAGAATAATCACCCCACCGTTAAGCCGATCGCCCTGATGAGCTATCTATGCAGGCTGATTACTCCGCTTGGCGGTACCGTGCTTGATCCGTGGATGGGAAGCGGGAGCACTGGCCGGGCGGCTATCGAGGAAGGTTTCAACTTCATCGGCATCGACCTGAACCCGGATTACGTGACCATTGCTTCTGCGCGAATTGCTCACTCCCTCAAAAAGACGACGGAGGCCGCATGACGCCAGCAACAGACAACGCCATCCGATCCGCCTGCCGCCGCTGCACCGAGGAAATCCAGCAGGCCATGCGCAATAAGCCAAAGCCAAACTGGAACGAAACGGTGCCACCCATCATCAATAAGCATCACAAGAAAATTGAAGCTCTGGGAGTTAGCCTTCTGGAGTTCGTCGTATACACAGGCAGGCTTAATCGCCGCTTCGGAGTTGAATCGTGAAGGTTGAAAAAAGCGATGTTCTGGCGTTTACCATTTCAGATGCTGAACGTCTCGACCCTGTCAGGGTGATGATTGAAAACTATGAGCCAGGCATGGGTCGCATCACCATCACCTGCTTCGGTAAGGCGTGGACCGGGGCTTGGTTTGCTATGGGCGGTGACACTGTGCAGGATTTCATTAAGCGCGTCAGCAATGACTACCTGATCGGATGTTTAGCCCCCCGTCTTGAAAGCACCATTGATGACGACAATGAGGCAAACCTAAACTTCGTTAAGCAACAAATAATCAAACTCCGTCAGGAGCGGGAAATTGAAGCATATGAAGCCCGCGAAATGTGGATCGAGGCCGAAAATGCAGATGATGTTAAAGCTAATTGCTGTGACTTCCTGGCCGGTGACAAGCTTTTAAATCTTTTTGGCGATGATCCATGGTACGCAAAATGGCCGTCAGTGCCGAACCATCATTATCAGTACCTCGAACGCATCATTGATGCAGTGCGAGGCGGGATCGTAGAACTGGAGCGTGCCGCATGAATAGAGCCTCGCCCGTTGATTTGAGAAAAAGCCTCGAAATCGCCAACCACCTCGCACATATCGGGATTCGCTTCGTGCCGATTCCGGTGGCGACCGAGGAAGAATTCCAGACGCTGGCCGCCGAGTTATCGCGACGGCTTGAGCAGATGGCAGTCGAAGCCGAGAAGAATGAAGGCGGTGCAGCATGAGCATGGAAAAATTCATTAAGCCATTCCCTTTGACCGACATTACCACCCCACGAAATGGTGCTGAGGTATTGCTGGATAACTACTGGCTTACGAAAGATGGCATGTATTTCAAATCAAAACGCGGCGGCACTCACCAGTGCAATCGAGACAAGCGCGTTGTCGATAAAGTGTACGCAGAACTCCTTTCTTCTGGATATGAATGCACACACATTCCTGTGGCTTATATCAAGAGAGGGTAAGCATGAAGGCACTAATCACCAGGTCGCTATCGCGGCCTTTTTTATTGCTGGCGTTCACATTCAACCGAATTAACCGACAGTTCCGGGAGCATTGACCATGGCCGATATCATCGATACCGCAGCAGAGATTGAAGAGCTTCAGCGTAACGCTGCCCTTTCCGCTCACCGCATCGACCGCAACGCCGTATCAGCTGAGCATTGCGCGGAATGCGGTGAGGATATCCCAGCGCCGCGTCGCGCTGCCGTTCCCGGCTGCAAGACCTGTGCGGAGTGCCAATCCGTCATTGAGCTGAAGAATAAGCAGAGGGGGCTGTAAATTACCCTCACCCCTTTTTTAAACAGCAGTATTTACGTCCTTCACGGTGTCAGCCTAATATTTGTTAGTTTGTATTTAGGAGATCATAAGATGAAAGATATTATGCTTTTTGGTGCTGGACATGAAGGCACAAAGAAACAGGTTGAACCCGGGAAAGAATCCTACTACTTCAACAGCAAACCAGTATCATCGCCCACAGGCACTAATATAGTTAGTTATAGTGCAGAGCAGGTTTCATTCCGGGTTAGCACTGTTTATCCAGAAAAAGGAGGTTTTTTGATTGGAGTGCATGGTGAAGAACCTTCAGATAAAACGATAGTAGATGCGATATTTAAGTACAACCCTACCCCGCTAAACTGAAAAAAGTGTACTGAACCGAACCTCGCCCTGGCGGGGTTTTTTATTGGATAAAACTCGCTGCGCCCAGCGTGCGGCGCGAGGAGAGAGCGTGAAAACTTACGAATCGAAGAAGTCACAGTTCACCAGAAACCTGATCCGGCAGCGCCACGCTGAATGGTCAGAAAAGACCTTCGGCAATGTCGGCCCCATTGGACCGCTGAAGCACCTTTCCAAAGAGGCGCTGGAAGCTGCCGCCGCTCCTGGCGACCTCAGCGAATGGGCTGATATGCAGTTCCTGCTATGGGACGCACAGCGGCGCGCCGGTATCACCGATGAGCAAATCACCGCGGCGCTGGAAGAAAAGCTGAAGGTAAACATGACCCGCCACTGGCCGGAACCGAAAGACGGTGAGCCGCGCCTTCACATCGAACCATGACGCAACTGATAGCCAGTTATTAGCTGGCTATTGGGTGCGAAAGCACCACCTCGTGATCCCTTTTGCCCGGCCCCGCGCCGGGCTTCTTTTTGCCTGATTTCGATTAATCAACACGTCAACGCGGCCTCGCATATAATGCCAGGCGGCTAAGGAGTTCTCATGGCTAAGCTTCTCAACTTGCAGGAATGGGCTGCTGAGGTCTACACGACTCCACCCTCCCTTTCTACTCTGCGTCGATGGACGCGGGAGGGGCGAATTTATCCCGCGCCGGAGCTGCACGGAAAGGAATATAAGGTTCAGCCTGACGCTATCTACGTGGATCCGCGCAAAAAGAATCTGCGCGCTAAACCGAAACACACCAAACTGCCGTCCGGCGGCACCTTACTGGAGAGACTGACTCATGGCGAAAAGGCCAGTACGTTACGACGCTAACCTGCCCCGTAACCTGACCTATCGTAAAAGAGACAGACTTTACAGCTGGCGCAATCCGGTGACCGGGCAGGAGATATCTCTTGGCCGGATTGATCGCAAGGACGCCGTTGCGCAGGCCATTGAGGCCAACAACTACATCGACCAGAATTACCTTCCCTCTTCTCTACTGGATCGCATAAAAGACGTGCCCACCTTCACAGTGGCTGCATGGCTGGAGCGTTACGAGGTGATTCTCGAGCGGCGCGAGCTGAAAACAAACACGATGAAGGTCAGGCGAAACCAGATCGCCACCATTAAGGAAGCATTCGGAAAAATACCCCTCGCATCAGTCACCACAAAGGATATCGCCTCATTTCTTGAAGCGTACATTCTCTGCGATAAAAAGAGCATGGCTTCCGGGCTCAGGTCTGTGCTGATGGACATCTTCAGGGAGGCGATCGTAGAAGGTCATGTCGACAGGAACCCGGCAGAGCCGACGCGAACGCCGACACCGAAAGTTAAGCGAGAGCGCCTGTTGCTCGAACAATTTACCGTCATCCGCCAGGCCGCGTTAACTCATTCTGACTGGGCGCCTAACGCATGCGATCTGGCACTGGTCACCGGCCAGCGTCGTGAGGATATTTCACTGTTCAGATTCAGTGACGTCAAAGACGGGAGGCTTTTCGTTACTCAGGAGAAAACAGGTCACAAACTGGCGCTTCCCCTTGATTTGAGGCTGGACGTCGCTGGGCTTGTGTTGCAGGATGTCATTGATCGATGCCGGGTTAACAACCCTTCCGACTTCATGCTTTACTCTCCGGTCCGCCGCGGGGGAAGAAAGCCGGGGCCGCTGACTCCTGACGGACTCACCCAGGCCTTTGCAGAGATAAGGGATTCGACCGGGTTAAAATTCGGACCTAACCCACCGCCTTTCCATGAGATCAGAAGTCTGGCGAGCAGGCTCTATGAAAAGGAGCGCGGAGAGGAATTTGCTCAACGCTTGCTCGGCCACAAAAATTTAACAATGACCAAAAAATACCTGGACGCACGCGGTGCAGAGTATGTTATGGTTTAGACAGGATATGGAATATTCGAGTAATTTTCGGGGGATTTCGTGTTGAGACCGAAAAAACCCTTGAGAAACAAATAGATAAAAAGAGACCGAATACGATTCCTGTATTCGGTCCAGGGAAATGGCTCTTGGGAGAGAGCCGTGCGCTAAAAGTTGGCATTAATGCAGGCTCAATCGCCTTGCCCTTTAAGAATAGATGACGACGTCAGGTTTTCCAGTCCACAGTAAAAGTGGTCTGAAAAAAAGCGTCAGAACATCACTAAATGTGAAAAACCGCAGAGCTTTTACAAGCACCTGCGGTTTTTTTTTACTGGAAACCTGACGGCTAGCAGAGCTTTTCAGCGCGCTCAATAAACGGTGCCAGACTTTTCTTCTGCCCGGGGTTTGCCGGGTCATCCACCTGGATCACGCTGACAGGCTGTCCGTTACTTTTCCCGCTGGCCACCTGCTGCTCCGCTACGTCATTTAACGGATACTGCACGAGCGTACTGGGATTGATGACATACAGCGCGTTACCGGGACGGCAGGTGAGCATGACCTCTTCACGATTAAATGCCCAGTTGTCCTTGCCCACTTCAAACCGGCTGACGGTGATGACCTGCGGCGCGGCCAGCGCACTGCTGGCACAGGTGAGAAGTAAAAGAGAAAGCAGTGTCTTTTTCAT